TGTTGCTCAGGAACTTATAAATAAAGTTAAATCAAAGTGTTGCGGAATTAAGGATTATTAATAAATGTCGTTCCACTACTCCATATCCTACGTTTTACTTTCTTTCCTTCCTTCATTCTTCTCAGAGCCTCTGAGAAGTCAAATGTTTCCTTGCTCATAATGATTTTGCTTTAAAGTTGTAAATTGGCTTAATGACATCAATGACATCAACCGTAGGTTTGATTAACTCAACAATCTCTTCGGTTGGCTTGTATGCCATAGGTGCTTCATCAATGGTTTCTTCACAAACTGATGTGGAATAAATACCATTCATTTCATTATTGTAAGAATCCATAGATAACTCTTTCTTTGCCTGTGTACGAGACATTAATCTACCTGCGCCATGAGGGGCAGAGCATAGCCAATCTTTGTTACCTTTTCCCTTGCAGATAAGAGAACCATCACGCATATTCATTGGGATAATGACTACCTCATCCTTTTTTGCACTGATAGCTCCCTTTCGCAATATACCCTTGTCTGTATCTATATAGTTGTGAATGGTTGTAAAAGAATGCTTGTCTGAATTTGGGTCAATATCCACACCTAGAGCATTGACGAGTCTGTTAGCTATAATTCTTCTATTATGCTCGGCATACTTCTGAACTATACGCATATCATTTAAGTAATCATCAAGCAAATCGCCCTCCAAGTAAGAAAGTTCCTTGCTAATATTTCTAGTACCTAACAACTTGATAGCACTCTGTATTTCCTTTTCTCTTCCTTCGCTTTTCAACTTGGCAACAACCTCAGACTTATCAGCTATTTTCTTACGACAATACTCGTAGGCAAGTTTTTGGTAATAGTTGCATACCCTAACACCAAGGTTTCTACTTCCTGTATGTATCACAAGAAACTTCTCTCCTTCTTCATTTGCATCTAACTCAATAAAGTGATTGCCACCGCCAAGACTTCCAACAGAACGATATACTATTTCCATACTGGCAAGACAATCCCAAGCACGGAATTTACCAAACATACAACCATCAACCAATCCGTTTATGTAGGCTGATACTTCTCCCTCGTTGACATTAAAACCTGACGGAATCAACTTATTGACTGCTTCATCAAATTTCTGCAAGTCAATATTAACTTTACCAAGTCTAACGACTTTCATTCCGCAACCTATATCTACTCCTACGGTGTTAGGAACTACTCTTTTGTCCAGCTCTATCACCGTGCCAATAGTACAGCCTTTACCTGCGTGACAATCTGGCATTATTCTTATTTCACAACCAGAGTAAGCATCGCTATTGGATAGAACTTCTATCTGCTTGATAGCTTCATCTTCTATTGTCTTTGCAAAGACCTTTGTAAACTCATTCATATCTCATTTCTTTTTACTTGTTAAACTTATCGCCTTGGTGATTCTATGGTCTTTTTTACCAACAAAACCATAGCATATTTTGTACTCAAAATCTCTTAATCTTCTGTACCAATAATCACTTGCCGTACTTAGATGACGAGCTTGCTTCATTATCTTCTTTGCCAACCTAATCTTCATACACCAACCAACATTCCAACCAAATGATGCACGTGCTTATCGAAAGCAATTCCATACTTAAACATTTCCTCAAAAAGCATAAGACGTTCCTCGTTGGTAGCCAACCGAGTAGATTTCTTTTTATCCTCGGTCATTGTAAAATGAGAGCCTACCATTAAATTCTTAGCTTCCTTGTGAAGATAAAGATAACAGAAGAGATTGTGACACTCTGGTCTCCAACGCTTACATAACACAATCCAATAATTATCTATCACAACTATATTGCCTTCGGCAACAATATCTTCAAACATATTATTTTCCATACGCTACTTCTTTTTACGACAAGGGCAACTTTCTGCGTGAACAACGCAAACACCATGTTTCGTGTCCACAACCAGATAATCGTGTCCTTCCTCAGTGAATACTGACATACCAATCTTCTTTGCAGGTTCATTGCTATTAGCCAAAGAGCGAATGCCCTCAAAAATCAATGCTCCTACAAACAAACACAAGACAAACCAAACGGCTGACTTGATTAAGTTTAAAATCTTATTCTTCATACATTCTATTATTCCATATATTCATACACTCAACGAACTCTTCGACTTCTTCTATACTATTCAATATAATAGTAATGCTTCCATCTTCGTTCCAGTGCTGATTACTTACATCTACCATAGCTTTATCTTACTTCTTATCGAATTTATTGCCAACAACATAAACTTCAAATAAATTAACAAATGGCTCGTAATTGTCAACTTTATCTAAACTCTTGAAGGCAAATGTTCCTTCTTTTTCAATATAAACTACCTCATAGAGATTGTCTATACATAATAAGTCATAGCTATCATGCACTATATCGCCTTCCCAAATTTCATTGCAGTCTTCGTCCATCATTCCTGTGAACTGACAGACTGTTTCTGGAATTACTTCGTAAGGAGTTAAATAACATCTATCATCTTTATCACTTTCTTTACGATGAATATACGCTATTCCCTGAGAGTATGTAAGTGAACCCTCTACCCATTCCCCGTTATCAAGACGTTTAGCCTTAAACTTTATATTTTCTATTCTCATATGCTATAATTGCTTTAATTTATTGAATATCTTGGCAAAGCGGTGCATGTAATCAAAGTTTACGCTTTCACCATGCTCACTCACCATTCTATTATACAGCCAACGTAGATGCTCAGCATCCTCGTGGAACTCTTTAATATCTTGCTCGTCTAAGATTATTTGTTTCTTCATACGCTGTTTTTTAAGTTCTACACATTACTCACCTATCTTTTCAAAAACTAGTTTTACTTTAATTGGCTCATCCTCCCATGACAAATCTATATTGTTTCTTGGAATAGTAAATCTGTTGTTCCTATGGTCTCTAACTGTTATCTCATCATTACAATTATACTTAATACCACTTTCCCACTTACTCCAAAAGCCATACCAATCATCACGGAACGGTTTTTCTTTGAACAACACTAGCTCACCATCTTTATCACAAGCAAGCCATAAATATTTAACTTTATCACTCATATTCTATTCTTCCTTCCCATATAAAAGTTCAACACTCTTTCTTAGCACTGCCTCTATATGGCCTCTTTCGAGGTCTCTAGGCTGTCTAAGAAGCCATTCTATATCTCCGTCTATCAATTCTTGATAGGCTCTCCTTGATACTCCCATAACTATTCCTCCGTTTTCATATAAGGACAACACTCTGCGTATATATACTTGCAAATATCACTTAATTTGCAAAGTTGACAATCTCCAACCATAACTATTCCTCCACTTTTACGCCAAACGGAGCCCCATCATCAAATGTACATGACTCCATTCTGTATTTAAAATCACAACAAAAATTTGAATCTGGACTTGAACTAATTGAATTAATTCCATCAGAGATAGAAGAGATTTGAATCCGATGTCCATCTTTTTTATCCTTCAAGATTGAAAACGGCTTATGTTTACGCATTTCAGTCCAGCACTCTATAGCATCCTTGAAAGGACGGTACTCAGACTCAGGTTCTAGATTTGGCTTAATGCGATACTCTTTATTGCCATTAAACTCTATAACCTTTATTTCTGCCCATTCATTCGGATCGTTCTCATCTTCTATGGCACTTGGTTTGGTTCTACACTCAATTACCATTCCTTCTGCAAATGCTTGCAGAATAGGATAAAATTCTTTAGCTTGATTTCTGTCCATAATTTAGTCCTCCAACTCTATATTGTGTTCTTCTGCGAAACTATCTTCTGCCTCTTCGCAAAATTGACCTTCGCAAAGTGATTCTGGGAGTACCCTGCTAGTATAATACTCTCGGTGGCATAACTCACAGATTTCATTTCCATAATTATTTCTTAACTCTTCTCTAGTCATTACTCATTTTCCTTTCTAACTAAATAGTCATACATAGGCTTGCGGTTTCTACGATATTCATTACATATCTTTTCTGCCTCTTCCTCTGTATCGCAAGTTGCAATAACTCTATCGGGATATGTATCCCAATATCTAACTACTTTAAATTTTGTCATAATCAATCCTCCAATAATTTAAACTCGGCAATAGAGTGATAAAAATCACCATTGCCATATACGTCACAACTATATGATTTACAATTAACAGAAACCTCAAAATAGTTACCATCATCGTGTGTAATCTCTACTTCATTTGGTAGGATATTTTCCTTGAAGTACTCAGCAGATTGGATATTATCCATAGGCTCTTCAGTCATAAAGGTTACACACTTTTCGTTGATTATATCTTCTATACTCATAGGCTACTCCTCCAACTTTTCAATAGGTTTCCAATGAGTTATATTGAACGCAATAGCACAAAGGAATCCATTTTTATCTGTATTCCAAACTTTGCATTTAGTTCTACTTGTCTTCAATACAATTTTAGGAGTTTCTTTATTTGTTACCAAAACGCTTTCATCGTAAGGAGGCAACCCATCCTCAACAGATACCCAGTCTGACTTTCCTAACTCTATCAAAGCATCATGCAATAAGCTATTCGCTTTTCTCAAAGGAGCATTATGCTTATCGTTTCCAAACTCCAAGCTATCAACATTATTGCTGATAACTTCTTGTATCAGCTCTTTAACTTTCTTCTTATCCATAGTTGTCACAAATTAAAATATTCACGTATCTGCTCACCTGTCATGCGATATACCTCAGATATTCGGCAGTCTCTAATTGGGCTATCCCATGCACCGATATATTCATCATTACAACTACCATCGGCAACACGCTCTACGGCTTCTTCTGTTCCTGTTGCAAATCCAACGCTTAGAAGTTCCTTTTCCTCGTCACTAAGCCCTTTTCCTTCTAAAGCTATATTCAGAGCAATTTGCAACTCGTCATGAGCCTTGTCTGAATAGCCTATAGCCTTATCAATGTGACTATTGATTGATTTCTCTTTTTTATTCATAATTACTTACTTAAATTGCTTCTTATTCATCCTCTAATTCTCTAAGTACTAAGACTAACTCGTTTTGAATATGAATGGTCATGCCTTCACTTAATTTTATTCTTTTTGAGCCAATCATTTTGGAAACATTCTTTATGTGAACTATTGCTTTTTCTTTACTCATTGTTTATCCTCCTTTGCTTTTTTAAGATAAAATTCACTCCAATCTTCAAAAGTCCAATCTCTTGTGTTATGAGTAAGATTGAAAACTTCCGTATCTTTCTCTAACTGGAGTAATAGCCAAGCATAATCTTCATATCGCTTTCTTAGCAATCTCTTGCGACACAATCTTACATGCTTGTATAACTTATAATCAGCGGTTGCAGCATCAAAGATTATTTTTCCTGCTATTGCTAACAGATAAGCAGATATAACACCTAATGCAATCCAACCTAATATTGTTATTACTAAGTCCATATTCTCTTATTTTTACCCTCTCCCTATTGCAGGAGAGGGTGGTAAATTATAATTCAAACTCTTTGATTACTTTAGGTAATTTATCGTACCCCATAGCTACATGATGCTTCTTGCAAGCATCAATAGCTTTTTCTAGAGTATCAAAATAACTAACACAGCGACAGAGATTTGTAGACTTATCTTCTTCAATGTATCTAAACTCAGTACCAAATCTGCTTTGTTTACCAACTAATGCTCTAAAGCCTTTTTCATCTTTTGTAATTCTATATTTCATAACTATCTATTTATATCCCATAAGGGTGGTTAATTACTCTGTTACTTTCTTTATGCTTTCTGAAAATGTTTTGAGCCACTGAGTATCCTTTTCGGCAGCAACTACAGATTTATTATACTGCTCCAAATTATACTTCATAGACTCTATTAAATCAGTGCGATTAGTTTGTTTTTGAATCCACTCATCTTTAGGGATGATATTCTCCACATAAACTTGGCTGCAATCAAAATCTAAACTATCAATTAATTGACTTTCCATAAAGTCCTTAACACCCTCGTATTCTTTGGATGGTGGAGTCCATCTTCTAACTTTGGATAGCATTGCATTGTATCTGTTTTTGAGAGCTTCATTCTCTTTCAATCTATCCTCATTTCCCTTGATTACATCATTAACATAAGAAAGATACTCAGCTTCAAGTTCTTCCTTTGTCTTAGGGGATGCAAGATGCTTTTCGTACTCAGCTTTTGCCTCTTCGTATTTCTTTTTATAGTAATCACTAGGACATATCTTGTCAGGAATTTCGTATCTACTAAGGTTAGGATATTTCCCTTCAAATCTTAGGTAGATACCGAAGTTACGCAAGCAACTATTTGCAAATTGCTCAAATGTTATATCTTCACCATCATATATTGGTGCTGTAAATCCTGTTGGCATATTTCTATCTATTTATATCCTTGCGGATGGTTATTACTCTACTACTTTCTCAAGGGAAAAATAATCAATTCCCCAAGCTTGGTTTACGTCTTTGTAAGGTTCTCCGTTTTTCTTTATTTTTCGGATAATAAAATGAACCTTGATTTCATTCTTGCCAAGAGACATGGCTCTTTTTAGACGTTCTATGATAAAGATATTGCCATTTTTATCGTTCACCTTGTCACCTTCTTGAAAAGGTAACAAACTAAGAAAGTCGTTCATTATACCATTCTGCTTTTTGCGAAGCTCTAATATTTGTGAATCCATCATCTTTAAACGACCTTCTACATTTTGTAATTTGTTGTATAATTCTATTTCTGTCATATTTTTAAATTTGTGCCCGAAGGCTGTTAATCACCATATTTATATAATTCTTCACCACTTGAATCATACCCACAACAAGGACATACCCACCCGTCAATTATAACGGACTTTTTACACTTAGGGCATAACCCTTTAACTGTCATAAAGGACTCTAAAGCATATTGGCAAGCTTTCAAATATTCTAATTCATCTTCATCAGCTTGATTATCAATAAGTGCCTTATATTCATCCTTATCTAAAACTACAACTTCTAATGCCATATCTGTACCTCTATTTATGCCCGAGGCGGTTAAACAATCAATTCATTAAATTTTCAACCACATTTGACAGCTTCCTTGCTTTGTCTTGCAAGAACTTAGGAAGATTATCGAAATCATAAGGCTTTAATCTTACGATACACAATATACCTTTTGCTGTCAGTATTGATAGAATAAACAATAATACAACCATTGCGTATATAGGAAACTTTATAATTGCTATTATTCTTTTCATACCTACACCTCCATTTCGTGATTAATGTTCAAGCCGAAAAGAATGTGCTGTAAATCAGAAACAAAATCAACATCAGAAAGCTTCAACCTAGTAAAATTTTGCTCTTTGTGAATAATGTCATTCGTTGCTCTGATATAACAAACTTTATGTTCAAATGCAAAGACAACCCCCAATGTAACATTATCATCAATTTTTAGCAACAACGAATCTCTGCTAACTTTCCATCCGTTTCTAAGAAGTATATCCTTTGTTAAAGGAATAGGTTTTATCTCGTCATAGTAACCGACATTTCCCCAACCTTCACAATAGATAACACTATTCTTATCAACATCTGAAACTTTTACTACTCTTGGTTTCGTTGATTCTGTTTCTATTGTCACAAAATCTCTTGGAATGTATTCTAACTTATCCATAGCTTAGTCCTTTTTATTAATGAAATCCTCATATTCACCTATCGTGATTTCCACGAAGTCTTGATTTTGCTTCTCGGCTCGGATGCTGTTATCAAAGTAAACGAAAATACGGTCTTTGTGACGTAAAAGCTGGGTGATGGAGAATCGGCTGACGTGCGGAACTTCGATATTCAGTTCCTTCAATATCTTGAAATGATGAGTAAAGGATTTATATGATGTAAGTACTGCTGCTATTGCCTTACCTTGCTTACTACGCTTGTTAGGCGCAATGCATACATAGTAACCGTCCTCCAATTTTACACCGTCTATCTTCTTCCACACCTTCTTATCTAGCGTATCGTAACGCTCAGAAAGAACCCATATAGCAGTAACCTCGTACTCTCTTGAGAGAGTTCTGTTAGGCTGATAGCCCTGATATTTTTCAAACTCGAAGCCTACGGCTTCTTCCACTCTTTTCATGTAGGCTTGACGCTCTTTTTCTTCAGCTTCGAGAATACCTTTAATGTATTCGTAAGCCTTACTTCCCTTTTTTGCTTCGTACAACATATCTCTTTACTTTTTATCCAACATTTCTTTAGCTTTATCAAATGTCTCACAACACATTTGGCAAACATCTTCAAGACTTCTTGCATCCCAATTACAATATAGTCTTCCGTAACTTTCGGTTATTACTACAACCTGTCTGTCACGGAGGATTCGCCATATCATTTTCAACTTCTGTTTCATACGCTTTACTTTTTACACTAAGTTCTTTCTAGCCCAAGCTTCTGCCTTTGGCTTAGTCTTGAACTGTTTGTTTTTTACTTCATGCCAAACTCCATAAGGAGCGGTCTTATATTCGATGAGAAACAAACCTTTCTCAATTTTGACTATTCTATATTCAAAATACATACGCTTATATTTTTAAATTGCTATCTAATTGCAAGCCAAAAAGAATATGTTGGAGTTCATCTACACATTTTATCATAACAGTATCGTCTTTTCCGTCATTGAAAGATACTCCGATAATTCCCAAGAAATTATTATATCGCAAAGTGAAAGGGTATTCTTGGTGTTTATACCACCTATGCCCAAAACATTCTCCTTCAGAGCGATAACATATCCATCCATTCTTTTTAAGAAACTCTTCCCAAATATGAACGTGCATAATATCATTTTGACAAATTTTGCCCAAGCTTTGCCCATCAATAACTTTCAAGTCGTAAGAATAATCTATATTGAACGGATAGATGCTACAGACAATACAAATAAATCCGTGACTATAAACTATATCACCCACCATATAACGAGGTGGTTTCCTAAATTCTTTCTGTGCCATACACTTTACTTTTCTAAAGATGAATATATTCATTTACTTCACACAGAACCTTTTCTAGCAGGTTCTTTAGAATCTTCAATTCATCATTTGAATATGTAGCTATAGGATAACCATCAAGGATAGTTTCGCCAAAGTAGCCACGACTTATCTTTAACGAGTGTTTATTTTCTTTCATTTTTTACCTCGCTTTCTATTAAAAAGTTTCTGACCATACTCCTTTGGTGAAGTTGTATTGACTACAAAATTATCAGGAAACTTTGGTGCTATTTGATAAAGGTAACACCCATCAATATCACGATATATCATTGTTTGCCTCCTTTCTTGATTAAATCAAGTAAGTCTTCCACGAATGCCCAATCAGTAAAAGTATATGCTCTAACTCTAATTTCCCACATTTTTTGATATGTGTAGCAAACAGTTTCATTTAACATAGCGTTCATATTACTATTCGCTTTTGAGAATGCTAGAATCTTTCCGTTATCATTTCTAGGAACTTCGCTAGCAGGACGAAGCAATTCATTCAAATCGTTCAAGAACTCATTGATAGCCCACTTAGCACCTAGTCCAATAGCTTCTTTGATGTCCCCCTCATAGAACATTTCTTCCTTTTCATCATTGTTGAAGACTATCTCTTCGCCATTTAACAGAAATCTATCTTCATAGATTTCTTCCTTGGCAGCTTCTATTTTCTTATCGTCTATCATAACTTACTTTTTATATTTTACTAATCTAAAATTTTCCAGCAACAAATACCGTAAGAATCTTCTACAACATTATATCCATTAACCAAGCCAGATAATATATTTCTCGCTTGTAGTAGATTTGTATCATCGGGATGATAGTCAAGACTTCTATTTATTAATGTTAAACATTGTTTTAATCGAACATCCATTTATCCCTCACCTCCTTTCCACTCATCAGTTGTGCCAAGCAGGTGTTTGGTGGAGTCGTTGTAAGGGATACAATACATCCATAAATCTCCTACACATAAATACTTATCACTCTGCGTGTAATCAATTTCTTTTCGTGTAAGACGAGCAAAGAAATCAGCTTCCCAAGTATCATCCTTAGAATTTCGACAAAGCACCTTATCAAAAGGTTTAAACTCGACCTTTGGCTTCAAGTCCACAATCATTTTCTTCTCAGCATCCCATCGCTTGTTTTCCTTGAGTAGAGCGTCAAAGAGAATTATTTGTTGAGTCTCTGTAATAGGCTGTATCTGCTTGTCTTCAAATGATAACCAATCTTCAAATTTCAAGGTACTCATATCATTTAACACATAGTATTCTAGCTTCTTTGAAGAATAATCAATGCTTTTGACTATACCATAAACAAGATACCCCATGCCCGAGATACAAACAATATCCCCATCCTTGAACTCTGGCTGAACCTTCTCTACTTCAAGGGTCTCACGATTGAGTTTACCACCCAACTCTTCTTCGAGTTTTTTAAAATAATTTTCAACATTACCACTGTCATCTAATTTTCTAAAGTAACTAGTATAACATCTTTTATCAGCTACTAATGTTTTATCCTCGTAAGTACTTAGGCTATATTTACCTTGAAATCTAGTGTAATTTTCATCTATAAATTTTTCAAAGATGATTCTTTGTCCTACCCCTACAAGTACATCGCCTTTCTTCCAAGCGAATTTAGACCAATTACGCATTTCCTTTGATGGAAAAACAACACATTCTCCGTCATCATACAATTTGCCATTTTTATCAAGATACCCTTCTCCACCATTCATAAAACCGAACTTTGAATTATAAAAGGATATTTTGAAACTTTTATCATCTACTTCTTCTAACTTGCATTTACCACAAGCGGAAGAATATAACTTAGTTCCTTGTGGCTTATCCTTTAGAATTTCCACTATATTAATCTTTTCTACCATAATTAAATCGTTTTTTGAATTAAACAATGCTGATAATAGCTCTTGCTACAATCAGCGTATTTTGATATTTTTGGAAGCTCACCATCATAAGGAGTGACTTTCAAGCCATCAATGAAATCAGCATTCTCAGTTGACACCTCGGTATCATGCTCATTCATAAACACCTTTTGCGCTGTCGTAGAATGGCTTTCAGCTCTAAGCTTACCGAGTGACCGCCAAACCTGCTTGCTATGGATGAACAATCCATGCAAAGGAATAGTCTTTACTTCTACTTTTGTTCCCATAACCTTTATTTTAATACATCTATTCTCTATCTAAATAAAACGGGGAATATCGCAATATTCTCATTTCTCTTCTCATATTAATCTCAGCTAAACGAGCTGCTTTATAAAGCTTAATATATGGCTTATCTTTGAGATATTGAATGAATTCGACAACAGAATATTCTTTCTTTTCCATACCCTTAACCATTTAAAGATGATAATAACTATTTGATACCCTTGCGCCCAAATCGAAGCAGCCCACAGCATCCGGTTTTAAGAAGCGTTTCTCTAACTTCTCCAAAGCCACTTTACACTTCTGCTCCATGTGCTTGCAATGTAGTCTCTGAGCTAATTTAAGTTGCTCAACAACACCCTTGCGAGCAACTCTATATTGTTTATCGGACATCATAACCTTATTCGTTCACATAGTTGATTACTTGCTCTTGACCTTGCTCATGCAAGTTATCGAAAGCGTCTTCTATAACTTTAGCTACTTGGTCGCCATTAAGGTTCTCCAGCATTTCGCTTACTACCTCTATCTGCTGGTCTGTTGCTAAAGAGCAAAACTTGTCAATAAGAAAACTCTTCTGTGCTTGGACGAGCATATCATCGAATAAATCCGATACATCTACACTAACTTTATAATATGCCATAATTTGAAATTTTAAAAGTAATTAGTTGTACCACACATCATTTGGCATAAGAGCCAATTTCCATCCATACTCTAGTTCATACCTTAATATTTCAAGGTCGTGACTCATTACAGATGAAAGACCTACAAACTTATTTTCGTACTCCATATCCAAACCATTTAGTTACCATACTTGTAATGCAAATAATTAGCCTCTGAGCCGAAATAAAGCTCGGTATCGCTCATATTTGCCTCCATCAAGTCATTCTCTACATCTTTATAAGAAGGCACGCAATCCTTAACTCTTTGGCAGAACAAAGGATATTTTGAAGACACGTCTTCTCCGTCTTCATTATAGATATTAATCTTATCTACATTGTAATATGGATAAGAAGAAATATTTCCATATGAATGGATAACCTTTCTACTCTTAACGGACACCACGATTTCAGCAGGTTTGTTAATAGCATCAAACTCGCAAGTAAAATCATCAAGCTGCGCCTCAAAAGCCGCATCATTAAACTTTTCAGATAAGTTTTCAAAAAACTTTTTCATTTTCTTATTACAGTTTTTGTGGTGTGTCTCACCATTTTTAATTAGTAACCTTTATTTCTTAATTACGATGCAAAGATACAAAGAATATTCGAAATATGCAAGTTATTTAATGTGTTTCTTATAACCTTTAACACTCTATAATAGTATGAACAAATAATTTGCTGACGTTAACACAAAAATCCCCACCACTACATTATTATATATAGTGATGGGGTAAACCCAAATAGGTATTTTGCCTTTGGGCTATTTTTCTTCCTTATCTACGATTTCAACGAAATCTCCAATTCCCAAACGAGCCTTATTGATACATGATGCTATCCAACCTATCAGATAGGCAGATGGTTCTCCACCATGTTTCATTTCAATATTACCCTCGATAGCATCACAAGCGTGACTAGCCTCATGACAAATTACATTCATACGCATAGCCTTACTGCTACTGAATAAAACAAGAACGCACTTTCTTCCTGTTTCTCTTATGTGAAGTCCGTAATAAGTAAATCCATCACCATTAAAAAAATCGTACTTTTCAATATCCGTACCATCATTATTCAAGAATGCTTTCTTTGCATCCTCAAACTGCAACCCAACCCCAACACACAATAAGTGTGGGTAAATGGGCTGGTCGTATTCGTAATATCCTTTTTTCTTCATACCTCATCGTTTTTATGTTTATCCCATCCACGCCTCGAAAAAGCATACCAAGTATCGCAAATATCAAGAGCGAGAATGTTGCCTTGGTCAATACAAAAATCGCTATCAAAGCCTTCGATATGAACATACATCAATGCTATAGTATCATAAGGAACGCTACGACCTTCAAGACAAGGATTTTTAAAATTCTTAGTCTTGTATAAACTTGTAACAATTGGCACTTGAAGAACGTCTGAAATATTCTCAGTGCTAATCTCTATCGACTTCTTAAACTTCTTCATATTCTCAACTATTTAAATTTCTCAAAGTAGAACTCAATTTGTCTATCAAAGTGCTCTTCGATTAACCCATAAGCAAGCGACATCTTTACTTGGAAAGAAGCCTTACCATTAAGCAATCCTTTAGCCTGTTTAGTAATCTCTGAGCGAAATTGTTCCAAACTCATATCACGCTTACGAAGATTACAAGACCTGCAAGATGGCATATAGTTCTCCATGGAATCATCGCCATGGGATACGACAAACTTTCCCGCCTTGTTGCTCCACCGAGAGTAACACCCTCGATTCTTCGGAACAAGATGGTCAACCTGCATATCCTTATACTCTATACTCTTGCCGCAATAAGCACAATGACCATCGTATTTGCGATATATTTTAAGTCTATCTTCTTTTTTCATATTTTCAACTATTTATGTTTTAAAATAACGCTGACTGCGCTTGTTGTGTAGAGTTTGTGTTGCTTGTAATGAGAGTTACAGCCTTAGAAGAATTTTACGGGCTGACATTCATCGATTAACTTGCGTGCTTCTTTAGCACACTCAGCCACGCATTTTTCGACTGCTTCTGTGATGTCTTGGATTTGCCCCTCACGCATATTGCCGTATTTATCGCAAGTATCGGCTATTATTTTGTAGAGAACACGATTTTGCAAAGCCTCCATATAGTCTACAAAATCCTTGCAAGTTTTGCGTCGAGGTTCTTGCACCCAATCAAGAAAGTCCTTCTTCCAGTCTTTCCATGTTTTGATTTTTATTACTATCATTGCTGTTTATATTTTTTATTTGTTGTTCTTGTGCCCTATATGATATTTGTTGCATATCCTACACCGATACACCGCCATACCTTGTGCCCGTAACTTCGGATTCTGATTCAGAAACTCCCAAGCATCATCCTCGCTTTCATAAGCGACCTTCGCCTTCCAAGATTGACCTTTTCTAAACCAATGCTCAGGATCTGGATGCAAATGACAAGGAATACATTTATTTCTTTTCTTCATAACTTCTTCAGAAATTTAAGTTGAAACCCTTCTGCCTTTTTTATTCCTGGGTATAGTTCCTTTAGAACCTCCCATGTTCTTGTCTTGTGCCGATGCCACATAGTAACCGGATGCACACGCTCACCACTTGGTAATACATAGAAATCTGCCTTAATGGTATCAATATGCTCATAGTTTGCAGCTTTATATATAGTTCCCTTATTACCTATGGACGTATCGGCATAAGATATAAGGTACTTGATTTCCTTATGTGTTGCCCTAATATACTTATGCAAGAGAGATAGGCAAATCGTCTCGCTAAACTTTGGCATATCATCAGACAGCCACATTCTGTCAAATTCCCTCACTTGATGGTAATCCAACACTTCGCCCTTTTCAGTCTTGATGTGCGGTCGGATTCCATACCCTATTTGCATTGCACCCCTTATCTTATCCTTATACAATACCAAAAGATTCAAGCAACTATTCTTCGTTACCTTGTGTGAAAAGTGATGAGGAACTATGATTGCATCTGCTTGCGCCTTATCGCACTCCATCAGCTTTATTCCCTTTTCCTTGCATTCGTAACCGATAACAAATCCGCAGAAGCCTAGCACTGGAGACTTGTTCAACTTTCTTCTTCTCATATCAATGATACCTCCAAAAATAACGTTTGAAATTATCTAGCAAATGCTCTATACAAGCTTTGATTTCGCCCTCTCTTATGAATTGGTTGCAAAAATCTATCAATTCATCACGTACCAACCCTCGTTTTAAGGCTTCGTCTCTCATAGCTCTTATAAGAGCATCCGTTGTTTCTTTATTCCCATTTCTTACAACAGGATTGCAACAAAACACCTTGCACATATCCATAGTTTCAAAACAGACTTAACTGCCTACTCATATTCTTTAATTCGTTATTGGCAAAATCTACTTGACGCTGGTCTATTTCAAAGCCTATATACTTTCTTTCAAGGTTTACGCAAGCTCTTGCCGTTGTACCGCTCCCCATGAATGGGTCTAGAACAACATCATCAACATTTGTCGAGTTTCTGATTAGTATCTCCATCAACTTTACTGGTTTTTCAGTCTGATTAATCAAACCATCCTTATCCTTGCGCTTGTTCGTTGGAATAGGAACACTCAGAATATCAGATGTACCACATTCATTTATCGGTCTATCACCACCTTTGCGTAGCATGATGATATACTCTTTCTGTGCCATATAATAGCGGCCACATATTTTTGCGCACTTATCCCATATTAAGCATTTGGTAAAATGGAACTCACTTTTTCCGACCACATCAAGAAAGTGCATTAAATTATAATCATTACACATCAGATAGCAATGCGACCTGTCCTTTAATATCCGGTACAAATCATTGATGTAGTCCGAAATATCAATATCGTTATTCTTGAATATCTTGCCCTTTCTTGTTTGAGATTCCGTCCAATATCCTCCCATACTCCCTGAGCCACCCCTAGACTGAACCGGATAAGCCACATCGGAACATACGAGGTCTATGCTATCGCTATCAATCAGTTTCAAAAGCTTTCGACAATCTCCTTGGTATATATTATTCAGTTCCATCATATCCAAACATATCTTTTTGATTAAACATTTCTTCCTTAATTCTTCTTTGCGCCACCTTGAAATAATCAACATCCAATTCAAAACCGATGAACTTCCTGTTCGTTCTCAAACACGCCAAAGCTGTACTTGCTGAACCAATAAAACCATCAAACACCAAGTCGCCTTCGTCCGATGATTTCAAAATGCATTGCATAAGCAAGGGGATTGGCTTCTCGTTCTGATGTACCAATTTATCTGATGGAACTCTATCAAAGTCCCATACGTCCTCCAAACGCTTGCCATTTATGGTTCGTCTGCCTTTATTCAAATACAAGATTGGCTCGTAACATTGACCATATTGCGCCTCTAAATCTCCAGCCGTATGGTTGTTCTTTCGCCAAATGAGCACATTCTTAATGGTAAACCCTGCGTGCCTCGCTTGTTGCATAAAAAAGTCCAAGGTCTTGGCACTACAGAAGATATAAGCAGCACTATCATCCTTCAAAATTCGGTAGCATTCGCTCATATAATCAATAATCAATTGCTCATTATCGTCATTGAGTATTTCCTTAGAGAAACGATGGTCGTCTGCTCTCCATCCGGTCTTATAGGAGATACAATATGGTGGGTCAGTAACAATTAAATCTACTTTCCCGCTCTCTATTTGTTTCATTCCTTCTATGCAGTCGGAATTGTATATTCTATCAAATTCAAGCATATCAAATCTCTTTTATAGCGTTAACATAAGCTTCATGAGCCTCTTCTTGCGTATCAAAGCAACCTATATATATTTTCTTTTTACCTATCTGATACTGCGCTTGCCATTTTCTTACACTCTTATTCCAAGTCACACCCAAGTATTCGGAAGAGGTTTTCTTTGCTATAGCAGAATAAATCACATTGTATCTTGCGGTGCAATACTCCAAGTTGTCTACATCGTTATTCGTCTTATCGAAATCCTTATGATTCACCATTGGAAACGCTTCTGGATTTTCCAAGAAAGCCTGAGCTACCAAACGATGTATATAAAACATCTTGCGCTTTCCGTTCTTGTAAAGCCATACCTTCAGATAACCTTTTGGTGTCTTGCAAGGTGCGATTTCCTTTAATTGAGACGTTCTCCCAATAGTAAAAACATGTCCCAGCTTGCTAACATAATACCTTTCGTAATTCTTTATAGGCTTTATATCACCAAGAAACCTTGTTATACTTTTATCTTTCATTGTTACCTCCTTTTTCAAAGAAACTTGAATATATGGCTTGCGCCTCCTTTGTATCTAGCAAATCAATATCATTGTAAAACCTTCTGTACACAACGCACAGCCTTTCGTCATTTCCGGTGTCTCTTGCTTTAGCTATTTGCTGACAAGATTCCATGAGAAATGCACTTATCTTCTCGTAACTTCGCTTCTGTGTCTTCTTTAGCATATCCATGCTTACAAAGGTTTTGTAGTGGATGATATGCTTTTCTTGCTCGTATTCTGTGAGTATAAGCCCTTCCGGAATAGCAAATACCACTCTTCTTGTCTTGTCATCACTATAGAGCTGAACTGCACCTGTAAACGATGTATATATCTTTTGCAATATCTTGGCAATCGGTAAGTCTTTTTTCAAAAACCTTTCTGCAAATCTCTTCAGAAAATGAACGCTCATAGCAAAACAATCTTCGCTATACCCCTCGTTTCTACTCATAGGAATATACTCGTTGGTTTCCTTCAGATAAATGAACAAACCGGAAGCAAATACATCGCCATGTTTTACACCTACAACGATGAGATAATCGGCATTCGGTGTAGCAAGCTCAAAGGTCTTTGTTATTTGTCGTACGTTCTGCTTTCTCATTTCACGTTTAAGCTCATTAGCTTTTCGCATCTGAAACTCATAGATTCTTGTTTCATCTAAGTTTCGTACTCTACGCATCTCACCCGAAGTCATACTTGCTGTTATCATGCGCATTCCTCCTTTTTAATCTTTGACAACCAACAATCCCAGATTCTTGTAGCTACATTAGCCATCATAACAGGAGGAACACACATTCCGCAAGCAAACCAAGGTTTCATGCCATTAAAGTCATAATCCATCGGAAATGTTGATGCTAAAATCGTATCATGTGCTGAAAGATAACTTGGATTATCATAATACACAAGTCTATCCTCCATTGCTGATATGGTATTGCATACCTTATTCTTTTTAAGAAACATATTATTGAACATAGAAAGACGATTATCCATCCGCTTGACAATATCACCGATAGAATTATCTTTCTCATTTCTATGCTCCCAATACTTCATCATTCCTTTAGGAATTTGCCTTCCACAATAGTCAGAGAACTCATCCAAGACAATTTCTTTCTCGTTGAAGTCCATATCTATCTTAGGCACTCGCTCGAACAAATCCTTTTGAACCATAAACGGCTCGCAAAGGTCTTTACGTAACCCAATAAAGAATACCCTAGGTCTGTTTTGAGGAACACCCATGTTACGTGCATTGAGAAGCCAATGCTGCAAGATATATCCGGCATCATTCATCTGTCTATAAATCTCCTTTACGTACTCGATGGCTTCACCTTGTAATAAACCTTGAACATTCTCAAAAACTACTACCTTTGGCTTTAGTTCTTTAGCGAGGTCGATTGAGTAGAAAGCCAAATCGTCAAGCCTTTGCGCCTTCTGACCTTCTCGGAATACTTTTTCCTTTCCCCAAGCCTTTTGGCGGTCACCTGCAATACTGAATACCGAACAAGGGAAACTAGCATCCAATATATCCAAATTATGAAGCTCTTCTTTCATAATATGCCCCCCCATATTGATATTGGTAATCAACTCACGAATATCACAATTGAAAGCGTACTTGACATCGTGATTTTTCAAGTACATCTTCATAACCTTTGGGTCTATCTCATTACAGGCTACAACATCGTAGCCAGCTAGTTTGTAGCCAAAGGAACTTCCACCTCCACAACAAAAGCAAGACATCACCTTACCTTTGTCTTTTGTGAAATTAGCATCTTTTTTAGTCCATCTATAAGGGAACTTGTGCTCGTTTTTATACATTTATCTACCATAAAAAACAATCGTTAATAAAAACCGATGTATAAAAATAACCACAAGTAATATGGTTGTAAAAAAGGGACTCTAACCCTTGAATTTAGATTCTATTTTCTTCGGCAATGCGTCTTAAATAATCATCCGCTGCGTTATCGTCTATTTTCGACTTAAGAGACATTCCTGTGTTATATCCTATCATTAAGGACACATTCTTGCTCTTTTTCTTGTTCTTTCCATATCGCCAGCCAAAGACCTTTCCTAGCCAAGCTATACCAACAATACCATCTGATACTACTATTGTCGGAAACAAAACAAATACTTTATATATCATCGCAATCTAATTGAGAGTTAAAAATATATCTATTCTGATTCAACCAAAGCTCCACGTAGTCAGCCTTGATTTTCAGAAATTCTTCGTATGTGTAGCATTTCTGCTGCTTACCACCTTTGTTCCAATAATAGGCAACTCCTCCCAAAGAAAAGAAGTCTATCAAGTCTATTTCCTTTCGCTCCGGTTCTTCACGCTTTTTCTTTTGCCTATATCTACTTACAGCAAGCAATATGAGACAAACACAAAGCAACATGGAAACAAGTATCTCGAATATTAACCTTACGTCTTGCATCTTATTTTAAACACAAAAACACGAAACTACCGATTGCAAAGTCAAAGGAATAGTGACTCGGACTGCCTTTCGGTATAGTCCATCGGGTTTCGTGTCTCTAATATCTTATCAATTTCTTAAATCGCCATTTTATCCTTTTTTGTTCTGCGCTTGCAAAGATAAATAATATCTCGCTAACTTGCAAATGTTTTAGTGCTTTTAATGCTTTATTTGCATTATTTTAAACTTATCCTTTTTTGAAGTTCATTCCAAACTCTTCTTCCGTTACCTCATACATTACATCACCACATGCTACTCTTTGCTTGTCTTTTGCCATCAGTAATAAATTTCTATAAGGTATCTCTTTCACGACTTCTTGGTAAGATAAGTGCAGACTATCCATAAAAGATGCAATCTGCCCTAAGAGTGTATCGTTACCTATGGTCGTGGTTTTGCTATCATCCTTGCCGCACTCTTCGCCAAAATTGATAGCGTCTGAAAATCCTTTATAGAGATTAAGGAATAAGCCGTTTGTAAGCCATTGACAACCTCTTCAAACGTTCCTTTAGATAATTCATCACTAATGGATTCATCGCCTTGTATGAATATGGACAACGCCTTACAAGCATCATACAAATTCTTAAGCATGCCTAAGACTTCCGCTAAGGTCTTGCCCTCTTCAAAACTATTAAGGTATTTAGCCGCCTTGACCAATTTTATAATTGTAGGTGGTGAAATACAATAAGTCTTTCCATTCACCATTATTGTTACGGAGTCCTCTCCAAGAATTGCATCCGCAACTAATTTACTTGCCTTACTCATGGTTCTGAATATTAAAAAAGGGGAACGGCTTTAACACCATCCCCCTCTATCATTTGTTGCCTATGTCTTCTTATCCCTGTTCCACAACCGCAGAACCTTCCCATTGGTACTCGCCAGCCACACCATCGGTCTCACTTTCCATAGCAACGGCAGAAATACCCAAAGTGATATTCTTGTCCTGCTGGTCTCCCTTGGCTACGATAGCCGCATTTGAGAAAACGATGTAGTTTCCTGTTTTGGTCTGAGCAACAATACACTTGTTAATGTTTGCCAAATCTTGGCTAGAAGACCAACCTACTGCGTCTGTCTCCGTTGTGGTCTCTGCGCCTGTTGCATCATACATCTTGCCACCCTGCAAGTCTACCTTGTTCTTCCATGAAAAGACACCAATAGAGAATGTAATTGTCTTAGCACCCTCATCGGTCTTGTCACGATAGTAAACCTGTCCGTTCAGCTCGTTCTTGTACTCGGTAACACTAGGGTCATCCTGAGAATATCCCCATGTTCCCTCATGGCTGTTCTTAACCTCTGTAGCGGTTTTCAACCATGCAGCCAACTTAGCAGGTGTATTTGCCTCGGTAAGAGGAGCACCATACCAAATTCTCTTGATTCCAATAAATGGTTTCATCTTATGTTACGTTTAATGTTTCAAAATCAATAGTAATGTTTGCGTAATGGCAACTCAACCTACTCTCTTGCTCTATGCCGTGGGAGCGGATAGAATAACGATACCATACATCCTCAACTTTTCCGACCTCATTGTCGGACAGGGTTTGAATAGCCTTCTTTAAAAGCTCGTTCAATTGAGGATTAGCCTCGCCCTCTATATCTTTGAGCAATATGTTTACCTCTATAGTACAATCGTTGAAATATGTCTTGTCTGCACTCATGCGCTTAGGAATGATTACTATCATGCCTTCATCAGGAATCTTCTCACCGACCATAGGTCTTTCCCCTTCAAGTCCACCCTTTGTCAGATGTCCTTTCAGTCTTCGTTCCAATCCCATAAGTTCCAAGTCATCATAGATTACATGACCAGCATCTATTTCTGTTATCATCGCATATCTTCGATTTCTTTCTTGATATACTGAATACCCGAATCTATAACATCATACCCCCTAGAGGAAACATCAGACGCATATTCCGCTTTATTGCCAATGGTCAAGGTGTGGTCATGTACATTACTATAGTTAGACCTTCTGAGATTACCTGTGCGGTTTCGGTAGTTTCCGTTAGCCTTATCAAGCTCAACAGCAGTTTTTCCTAACCTATCAAGAAATTCATCTACTTCCCTTTCTCCCTGTGCAAAGAAAGCGTCTATCTCATCCTTTATAACATCAGACATAGATACTCATATAACCAAGATAATTGCACTTAGGGGCATTATAGACCTTTCCACCTCCTCGGTAGCTTCCATCATCGGAATAGACCTTGACTTCATCACCTTCGGAAATCTGGCACTTGTCACAAACAATATGATATTTCGGTGTATATATGCTACCATTCTCGGTAGTGAAATGCTCGGTAGAGTTGTCATCGCACCGACAACGCCCCATTTCTTTCCATTCCTCAGAAGAGCCAATGACCTCGTTGTACTTGTTGACAACCTTATTCACGAACTTCTTCTTTAATATATGAGGGGAATATAACATAACCTAGACATTTACCAAATATCAGACCTATCCGTGATAGTGGAAAGCCCTAAAGCTGCCACCACTTCATTATCCGGAGCAACACCATATTTTCGGCAAAGCCACATATAGTATTGTCCTATCCTAGAGTAGTCCCAAGAGACAGAGAATCCATTTTCATTCACATTGCTCATATATGGGGCAAGCATAAGTTCCTCGATTACGGAAATCATCGCCTTGCCTACAACCTGGGAATTATCAGACGTATATTCTTCGTCAAGGTCTATACCTGACGATATATCTTCCAATTGGGCATCGGTAATGTTCCAAGCACGCAACTTCTGCGAAATGTATTCTCTTATCTTCATGTGACATCCTTATTTCTGAGCCTGACTCATAGCCTCAGCGATTTTCTTTGCAGCCTCCTGCTCGCTCTTAGTCTTTTCGTCAAGTTCTTCTTCTACATTCTCCTTTTGGGAATTCTCTTCGGTTGACTCGGCAGCATCCTTTTTTGAGTTTTTCTCCTTTTTAGGCTTGCTCTCCTTCTTCTCCTTCAAAACTTCCTTCTTAGGTGTCTCTTCTGACTTCTTTTCTTCTTCCTTTACAGGATTTTCTTTTCCATCATTCAAGACTTCCTTTTTAGGAGTATCTTTAATTTCCTTATCGTCTTTTAGAGGTGCAGAATGGTTATCATCCTGCACCTCCAACATCTTGCAAAGCTTACGTTCGATAAGGGAGTTCATGCGTTCTTCGTCAAAGTCCAAGATTGCACCAACTTCATAGATGGTGTTAAAATGGAACTTATCACGGAACGGACTAATTACCTCACCTCTCATAAGCCTAACCTACCGCTTGTGTTGAGTCCAAAGAGTAGATGGCATCAACGTTATTCAAGATAGGAACAACCATTGCTTGTGAGCTAGTGAACTCACGGAGTGGGTCGTTAGTAGAATAACGGCTAGCCAAGATATACTCATCGGCTGACTGATAAGTAACACCTGCAACTGGTCTTGTAGCTTCGGCTACGTTAGTCCAGAACAAATCACCAAGGTTATCATAGCATGTAAAGGTCATGTGACCCTTAGCCCAAGGGTTGTGTGTTCCCTTCTTGCCGTTAATCTCGGTCTTGATTGTACGGGCTACACGTACCAAGTTGGTCTGCCACTTATTTCTAAAGATAGACGCAATCTGCTCAAAGCTCAAAATAGGAATGTTGCTGTTATCCCCACTAAGTGCAATGCCTTGATTGAAGGCAAACTGAGCACGAACCTGCTTGTTCTTGCCAAGCAACTTGATTGTGTAATCATCAAGATAACAAGTAGTGATGGTGTTTTGGTCGTCCATCGCCTTGTCGTAAACCAATTGGATGTCATCAAGTGGGGTTGCATCCTCTGCGTCCCAAGCCTTAGCACCGTGACCGAACTTGTTCTTCTCGGCAAAACCTACATCAACTCGGACACCAGTACCACCGGAACGAGTCGCCAAAGCTACACCTGTTGACAGCTCACTGAGGAACATATCTTCAATACGCTCGTAAACCGCCTGAATACAACGAGGAAGGTCTGCAAACAAGTTACGCAAAATCTGTGGCTGAGGCAAACGTTGCGCAATCATGTTATCCAAATCCTTAAGCTGCTTCTCTGACATATAAAGCTTCATACCAACCTTTGGGATTTGACCCTCAGCGGTTGAAACCTTATCACGGCTCTTCAATGGAAGTTCCGCATCCATTGATACAACATCAGCAGCAACTCGTGTGTATTCCGCAGTAATTGATGCCCAGCGTCCGTCCTGACTATATGTGTTAGTCAAGTGGTCTCGGTACATATAGGTCAATGCAGTCTGATTCTTGCCGTTCAACTTCTCTACTACACTTGCAACAAGTTGTGGGAAGTATTTATTGACCAACTGAAAATAAAGTGATTTTTCCATCTGTTATCCTCCTTCTTTTAGTCTTTGTCCATGGTTGCATCAGACTCATCGAACTTGTTTGCATCCTCATCGCTAACCAAAGCAATCTTTGGCATAGCTGTAAGGAACGCATCCGGATAGTCTGCACCATTTGCAGCCTTAGCTGCTACCTTGTTAACTTGTCCAGCAGTCATAATTGCCGCTGGCTCACCGTTCAGAATGGAACGATAGAGAACACCCGCATACTTGTAATGCTCCAATGGGTCACTGGCAGTACCCAAAGCCTTATAATTGTCTGTTTCAATAGGCAATGGCTTGTAAGTTCCCTTACCATCTGTCACGATAACACGACCTGCGTAAAGAACTTCATCTTTTACGCCTGTCCAATCCAAAGCACGACCGCCCTTGATGTCGCCTTCCCATTTCTGGATAATGACGGAATCCTCACCAAAGACAATTTGCTTTTTTGTAGTCTTCAATTCCTGATTCATGTTTTTCAATTTTTAAAGTGACTGAACTAATGATGCGGCTACATTGTCAACGTCCTCCTTTGTTGGCTCGCCCTCGCTAGCACGATAGCTGCCCCCGAATTGTGGTTGTTGCAACGCCTTGTAGTTGTTCGCTACCTTGGAGAGGTATGTTTCGATAGCTTCATCTGTAGCATCATCGCTCAAGGTGAAACCCTCGTTGATACGACTTTCGGGAATGCCCAACTCCTTAGCCTTTGATAAAATCTTCGCATCGTGGTCTGCCTTTGCCTTTGCCTTTGCAGCAGCCTCTTCCTTAGCCTTAGCCTCCTCAGCTTGCTTTTGGATAGTTTCTTGCAATTCCTTAATGGTCTTGCTTTGCGCCTCCATCTGTTCGTTGTAAGTCTTGGCTTGGTCTGTGTTCTTCTGAGTCAAGGTCTCAACGAGTTTCTTGAACTCTTCACGTTCCTTGGTTCTTGCTTCATCTGAAGCTTTCTTCTCTGCTGCCTGCTCTTCAAAGTATTTTTTTAGATAATCCGGCATTTCGTTTTTCTTTGCCAATTCCTCCAAGCGTTTCTTTTCGGCTTCTTCAGCGGCTTTCTTGGCTTCTTCGTCAGCTTTCTTCTTGGCTTCTTCTTCAGCAGCCTTGCGTTCAGCATCTTCTTTAGCCTTCTGTGCCTCCTCGAACTTTTTCTTGGCATCGGTAACTCTGCGGTCATTGTCCTTTTGCAAGGACTCCAAAAAACTCTTTTGACTAGCAACCACTGTCTCGATGTTGTCATCAGTAACAAGCCCCATCTTATCAAGCATTTCGGCATGTGCCTGAAGAACTTCATCACCTAACCCAAGAGACTTATACTCTTGTTTTAGTAACTGGAAAATTTTATCTTTCATTCTTTCGATATATTTGTTAAAACTAGTGCAAAGATAATACGAAAAGAATAATTAACACACTAATCCATTTGCAAGTATCTCACTTTTGCTTAAAAGTGAGTAATAACGGCATTTTTAAGCGATTTAAGGCTATTTTATCACATAAACGAATAATTTTATAGCAACACAAAACAAAACACCTTATATAACAAAAAAAACGCCAAATATCCTCACGGACATCTGACGCTTGTCGAATAAAAAGAACCTAAACATTAATCTTCTAAAAGTTTATTACATTTCTCATATAACCCAAATGATTCAAATTAGAATAGAACCGTCCATCACGCTCTATGAATTTACCGGACTTCACAATCTCACCATTATGCAACATTGCAAACTTAGAACCATGAGCTGTCCATTTGTTCATTTCTTTCATATGTTCATCAGAACCCCAACCATATTTCTTGATAGTAGGATAAATGAAACGTTCAAAGCAAATTTGACTATCTGTTTTATCATGCTCGGAGCAAATCGGGAGCACTCCATTATGTGCGAACCAATAACCTGCCTTGTAGAATGGATGGCAATTCTTGACACAGACAGAACCATGTGTAGCAAATCTGAAATGTATGATTACATTCTCATTTATATCTCGCTTCATCAATCTACGGATAAATGTAGAGAAATGCAAACTCTTGTAATGGTCAGACTCGCTCACAAAACCGCAACCATCGGGATTTCTCATATACGCAGCCTTTAGTTCATCTACGGATGGCAAAGCAACACCTTTCGGACATACAATAATAACACACATATCTTTACCCTTTCTTTTTCTTAATAATACTTTGATTTCTTTGTGTCCTAGGGCTTTTACCCTAGGACAACATTAATTAATCGTTATTGGTTGCAAATGCATCCTTACGACTCTGGAAGAAAGCCTTCTCTTCTTTATTCAAGAAAGGTATATCTTCGATATTCATAACCTCACTAACAAAGACATTACTGCGAGACCAACCGACAAGCTTTGCGCAGAACTTAACCCACATTTCAATCTTTTTGTAATTGGTTGAACCTTGATGCTGGCGAAACTCGATAGTCTTGTGACGTGCAAAACTCTCTGCATTGACCTTGTAATATCTGTCTCCATGAAATACATTACGTCTAATATCGTAATTGCCACGGCAATTAGAGAAATCTTTGTCAAGCAAGCTGGCTGCCCAACGGCAATTGCCTCTTCTTGAAGGAGCCATGAAGCTATCAATCAATCTTTCAAGCTTCTGATAATTCTTGAAGACGTTAACATATTGCTCACCTGTCAACTTTGCTGCACCGATATGAACGTGAAGACCACAAGTAGAATTTACTCTTGCACCTACGGCATCCAAAGACTTGATAGCCTTCTTTAAGGTTTCCATACCATTTATATTGCCATTCAATACCGGACTTACAACCTCGTTAGGGTCAACATCACCACCAACTGAAGAATCACTAACAATCTTGAAATAACTCATGTTGTCGGTGTGGTTATAGCCCTCAGAATGAATATCAACACCATTCTGACGACCTGCCTCTATCAAGGCATTGCGCTCGGCATGAACACATTCTATCTCAACACCGAATGTATAAACGAATCTCGTTGAAGTTGAACCACTTGGCACACAAACCTTCAACATATCGGAGATTTCTTTCTCACGAAGACCGCAAGCCTTCAATGCAACAATCTTTTCGTTGCGAGGCATCTTTGACTTCTTGATTTCGTCAATAGTCTCGATTAATGACTTCTTTGAACTTGCGAATGAAAAACCAGTCTGCTTAGACATAATCAATTGTGCTAGTTGTTTCGGGTCTTACCCCTTGGTGTCGCTCTCACCTTATTGAGTGAAACTTGTCACTCGGCAAATCAACCAACTTATCTTGATTGACGATGCAAAGATACGAATAAGTTTTGAAACATGCAAGTTTTTTAATGTTTTTCTTTCGTATTTTAACCTTTCATAACTGATACATGAGTCTTGTTAACATTCCTGTTTTTATTTTACCTTATTATATATAAAAAAGGCTTCGATGTTCACACACCAAAGCCTAAAAAACTTTACTAACTAATTACCAATTTTTATCGACTATCTTTTTAAATCATCACCAATTTCTTCTTCTACTCCCAAATCTGGTAGTCTATCATACGCTTTTTGGTCATCACCTCCTTCAGACTTAACACCTAGTAGGTAACCATTCCGAAAAGCATAATATACCAGCTTTTCCATATCTTTAGCCGTTGCGTTATCTGTCAAATGCAGCGTGGCGTACAATCCCATCAAGAACTTCCGTACATCTTTTGGATATACCTTGTTGTTCTTTTCTAAAGCGACTGCCATTCTTAGCGGACATTTCATATTCTTCTCTTTTTTCGTTAAACTAAATGAAACACAAAAGAGAACCATTCCGCTTGCTTCCCTAGTTCATAAGCTTATTCACAACTTTATTCACTCCATCTGCTTCCTACGTTACCCGTTGACAGATGTCCGAGATTCCAACAGGACAAACATCACGGCTCTCTTCTTGTGTATCATTGTGCCAACGGAAGGATTCGAACCTTCGACCCTAGGATTAAAAATCCTATGCTCTGCCACTGAGCTACGAAAGCGTAAAGGAATGATTGGATTCGCACCAACGCCCCCTTAGTTACCAAGCCAAGTGCTCTGCTACTGAGCTACATTCCTCATAATCTGACAAAAGTTACTCGTGGTGCAAGGGAGATTCGAACTCACCGAACCCGCAATGGGAATTGATTTACAGTCAATCTTCTTTAACCGCTTGAATATCGCACCATTTGTGGAACACATTCCTAACATTACTTTGTTGCCCCAAGCGGATTCGAACCACTAATGACAGAACCAAAACCTGTAGTGTTGCCATTACACCATAGGGCAATTTTGTATGTACTGCATAAAGGATTCGAACCTTTGAATACCAGCGTGAAAAGCTGGCGACTTAACCACTTGTCTAATGCAGCAACTAGGGTCTCTCACCCTAATAAGAGTTTCCTTGTTATAGTCTAGCTGGGCTGGGTAATGTGTAAACCATGCCGTAAACTCCTAAGTCTTGACTTATTATGGTAGAAGCAACCTCTCAGAAGGCCATCTGTTTCAAACACGATGCAAAGATAAGCATTTTTTCTTATACTTGCAAGTGTTTTAGTGTTTATTTATATTCTTTTGATGAATTTCACATCACTTATCCTTGCGGAGAATACCACAAAGGGTATCTACAAGTTTCTTTGCGTCATCACCTTTGATTTCGATAACATTTGAAACATCAGGAGTATCCTCGCCTTTCTGTTCCTTATCCAAACGCTTACGGAGAGCCAAATCTGGATTCTCAACCAAGATAGAGTCTAAAGCATAATTGCAAATGCGGCTTGCAAGTTCCTCGTTACCATTCGCATCACGCACAAACTCACTCTTGCCTTCAAGAATACCCATAATCTCATTGTACTCTTCAGCATTCTCACAATTTCGTGAGAGCATACCAATTACCTTGTAACGGTCAATCTCAAAGCTGACCTTTAATTTGTCTTTATTCATTTCTGTTTACTTGATTTATAAATTAATTAATTGCGTCTTATATTCCACATGCTTTCGGCAGGGCCAACCATAACATCAATATTTGCTCCTTGCTTATTTGCTACTGTTTCAATCCACTTAAGGTTGATAAACTGACCAGCGGAAAGGTTCATTTCTTCCATATATGCCTTATCTGCCTTTGCCTTTTGTCGCTCAGCCTTTTCTCTTGCTATCTGCACTTCATATTCACGTTCTTGTGTCTGCTTGGCTTGCACGACCTTTGCCGTGCGGTTCATTTCATTAAGCTGTTCCTTGTTTGGTGTAGCTTTACCAATGATAACCTCCTTTATGATGATAGGCATCTGCTTTTTCTTTGATAGAGCATTCACATAGTCCTGCATCTGCTTGCGTATCTTGTTGTCAATCTGATTAAGCACTTGCCGATTCGACATCAAGTCAAATGGGGAATGCTGAGAAATATGGTCTCGAACCAGATTGCAGAAATAATTGTTGAGATTAGTATCAAACCATTTCTCTCCATAATTCTGCAAAAGAATTGGGGACTTGCCTTGCTCAATCTGAGTAATGATTACAGTATGGAAGTCAAGTGGCGTGTTATCGTCACTAAACAAATCATCTAAGGTAATCTCATGACGGACTGGAACAATCTTGAAGTAATAACCACTCGTTGACCACCAACACCAAGTGAGACCAGTCTGCACTGCTTGCTGTTCAACACCTCCATGCCCAATAAACCAAGGCTTCTTTACGATTACGGCTTCTTCGTCTGCATCGGGAGAAACCGAATGACAACTTGTAAGCGCACTCATGCCGAGTATCGCAAAACAAAACATTAAGATAATTTTCTTCATTCTTAATTTGATTATTGTGTTATATTATACCAAAAATTCCTCTCATAATAAAGTTCTCCCTTTTTATCATACCGTATAGCATCTGACTCTTCACATAGCTGACGAATACGCATATACAAGCGTTTGTCCAGCTCTTCTTCAAACAAAAGAGACAACTCCTTCCAATTGTCAACAACAGGAGCAAACCAAGGATACTGCTCCTTCACAGCTTGTAGCTCATCCAAGGTTACGTGTCCGTATTCTACCATGTCATAGCATCTACGGAAGTCACTATTGTCTTTGGGAATATTCAAATCTTTCTTTCGTTTTACCCCCATCAATGCACTCCACATAGTCATTGAAGAGACACCTGTATCACAAGTGGCTATCCACTCTATCATTCTTTGCTTGTTCATTTTCTTTTATATTAATCACGTTAAGTCGCTTTATTAGCTCTTCACATGCTTCTTTAGTTAAGATACAATTCTTGGAATCTTTAATGCCAGTAACCTTTTCAAGAATATCAGCATTCGTGTCGTACACTTCTTGTAGTTTTTTCTGAAACTCAATTACGTCTTCGTTGGTGAGTTTACCTTTCTTCTCAACAATCTTGTTTGTTATATTCTTATAAACACATTCGAGTTCAATACATAAACGAGTTTCTAACTTCATCATTATTGCGTGTACAAAAGTATCATAAAGTCTTTCCATCTTGTATTTCCTCCAAAAGTCTTTTGATTTCCTCGTTATCTTTATTCTCAATGCGAGCCTTTAAGATGCTCTTGAAAGCGGCATCCATTGCCTCGTATCTACTGGAATATTCCTTACCATCTGTATGACACAAGCCTTCCTCTACACACCATGATGTAGTTTGCCAACAGAACTTACCTTTCGAAATGTTTGCAACACAAATATAGTAACCGAAATGCTCTAAAAGCCAATCTAACACCATATCATAGCTTGGAGCGGATATTGCCGGATGCTTACTATTCAACTTTAAGGCAGCAGAAAACTCAATATTGGATTTCTCCCACTCGGAATTTGAATAAGCGATATAACTTCCGTAATGCTCACTATATTTACCACCCTTACGAATGCCACCCTTTGCTGTCCAAGGACTAGCATAAGCCCAAAATTCGGCTATCTTCTCATCGTAGCCAACCTCCTTCAGAAGCTTGGCTATCTCAAAAGGAACTACCTTCGGTTTTATCGTCTGTTTATTAGCCATTTTCTAGCTCTTTAATTTCTTGCCAATGCGTTACTGGCATCAACATGTAATTACAAAACTCATACTCTGCGGTTGTTACTGACGGGTCGTTACTTCGGTGACAAAACCACATTCCTTTATTCTTATCATTAGTAACAAGAACTTCTTCATCAAACTCCGGCAAACGCTCCTTAACCGAAATCCAATTAGACTTATCCGCTTCATCATATGCTTGTTCAAGCAAAGGAAGAACCTTATCCAAGTCTTCGAAATTCGGTACGACTTCATTTACTCGCAAGATTGCTTGACCTAGCAAACTCTTAATCCTTTTTCTGTCCATTGCTCTCGGCTTGTTTCTCTAAGTCTTTTAAATCTACCTTCTCAAACCGAGGAACCGGCTTACCATCTACCTCAACATTACCAAAGAACATATCCTTTGGTCGCACCCAAACTTCATGTTGTCCGCACACTGCTTGATACGCAACCTTAGCTTCAGAAGTCTCGCTATCAGTAACCTCACCAAGGTACTCATAGAAATTGCCCTTATAGTGTCGGTAAATCGGCTTACTTAATCCACCATGCAGCCAATCGGCTTTGCCGTTGATTTTCACGTACTCCCTTACCGCATCACACTTACAGGACTTACTCAGCTCTTCTACCCAATCAAAGAAAGCTTGTCTGTCCTTGACCTCTTCGCTTGATACCATGAAGAGATAAGTACAAAGAAGCATCTTACCTGCATCGGTATCATATTTCTTGTTCACCTCTTCAGCTAATTGCATCATAGGTGTATCTAAGCGATAATTCCAACTCATAATCTAACCTTTTTTTTACTTTTTAAATTTGCCAAATCCTCTTTCAAACGTAGATGGAAATTATCTTCTCCATCATCACCGGAAAGAAGGTAATCAATTCTTTGGGCATAAACCTGAGCTTTCTTCAGAAGTTCAATACCCTTTTTGAATTCCTTGATAGTCTCTTTAGACAAGCCGTATTTGTTAGGCATCGTATGATGATGCTTTCTAACATACTTGTCTTCATCCTCCTCCAACCATCGGTCTTCGAGAAAACATCTTTCGTCTTCCTCATCCAATGGATGACCATCAATATAATCTTCTATCTCTGTATATATGTCAGAAATCCTATTCTGAGCATAATCAAAACGTCCACCACTCATAATCTTCCAACTACTGGTATTTGAACTTATTTCAGCACACTCAATCTTGCTTCTAGCTGTTGGATGATGTTATCTATTGTCTTACCCTTATAGTCAACAGCAATATCCTCCAACACTTTAATCTGAGCCGCAATCCTAATTCTATCTATTATTAATGTCATAATCAAACTTGTTTCTTATGATGCCGTGCTTGCAAAGTTGTAATGCACAATATAAACATAACCGCCATACATCTTTCCGATTGTTACTTCAACGAAATCAAAGATGATGTCGCCATCCATCTTGTAAGAAATCAAAGGCTCTGTAGGGAATGCATTGTGTTCTGTATAGTAACGATACACTTCTTGTGATAGTAACTGCTTGAATACATCCACCTCACCATCCTTTGAAAAAACACCATTAAACTCATCTTCATTGTCGATTGCAACAACTACTCCAAGTTCTCTTCTTACACATACACCTTCATTTCTACCACTTTGTTCATTATACAAGACGGGTAATGTGTAAACACCTCTTGATTCTTCCATATGCTTATTCTTAATTTTGTATTTTGTTTTTATCCTTCAAGTTGCTTACATTGAGCTAAGTCTATTGCATACGCCCAACGCTTCGGAACAAAAGACATCGTTGGTACGAATCTATCTGCACGCTCAACGCATACATCTTGTGTCCGGTAAATCAATCCGTCAGAGCCTTTTACCTGTAACTCAACTAGAATAGTGTGGTCTAGCATCGGGAACTTATCAATATCATGCCAGACTTCACCGCCTTCAATGAAGGAAGGTTTAATATGATTAATCTTTTTTGCCATCACTTACCACATATAAAAGGGTTTGACTTATATTCTCTAGTTATGGTCTCACGGCTACCAAAGCACCATAAGTCCCTGGATTGCTCCTTGTGTAACCTTGATGACTTAATATAATAGCCATTGTTGACATCATAATGCTTACGTACCATGATATTGTCATTTACCACTCCAATCTCATCATCAGTAATTACATAGAACATACGCCCATCGCTAAACGCTTTCAAGCCTTTGTACACTCCGTTAGAGACAACCATCTTTTCATAGCCATTCGTTCGCCAATTGGCACAATCCCAGATGGTTCCCAAATCATCATCATTCAGAAGATTATTATCAATAATAACCTTGCCGATAACCTTGAATTTGCCATCTTGCATCATTGCCTCAACTACAAATTCATCGGCAGCGTTGAAATCGCTAATCTCTATGGGTCTCATAATACTTGTGCTTAATATTCTCGTAAATCACTCTCTTTGCAGCCTTTGCTCTTCTGTTATTATCAGAAAAAACATCATCATACAAAGACATATCTTCACTCTCAAAAGCCACATGCTCCCCTTTGTAGCAAGCATCAAAGCGACATCCTTTTTCGGACTTAGCCGCAGTAAACTTTATCTTACCAAACTTAATCTGCATAAGCCCTATCCAAGAAAATAAATTAATGATACTATTTCAAGAGCAAATAAAAACGCTAACGCATTCTCAATTGTGAATACCTTTTTCATTGTTTCAATACAGTTTTACGTGTGTCTCACGCTCTAAATTTATATTGTAAGGGGATTTTATATCCCCTTTGTTATTCTTACTTTAAAACTCGATAAGTTTCGTAGAAATCGTGAAAACTCTTCAAGTAACCTTTCTCAGTCAAAGAGTTTAAAATTTCTTTCAACTCATCCTTGGTATTATCCAAATCGAAATCATACAACTCAGCAAATGTAAAGTACTTGTTACCACCAATTACATCAGCAATCACTTCGATGTTGCCATAAACCATTGTCTCTTTCTTACTCAATCTAGTATTCATAACGAATCACAGTTTTTACGGTGTGTCTCACCTTTTTAATTAGTAACCTTGTTTCTTAATTACATTGCAAAGATACAAAGAATTATTGAAATATGCAAATTATTTAATGTATTTCTTTTATATTTTAACGCTTATTATATATGTTGGCACGAAATTAACTTTCTGTAGCAGAAAAAGCCAAAGAATCCACCATTTCGTTATACATATTACCTCTATGAGCCTTAACCCAATGGTATCTTATCACCTTGCCTTTCGCTACCTTATTATATATAGGCTGTAAGTCTCCTAACTTGCAAGCCTGTATTCTCTCTATAGCCACTTGGCAATCCACATATACATCAACAGAACACAAAGGAGGGCAATCACCCAATGCTTGAATGACCGCCCTTATTTCGGCTCTCACCGAATCGTTCACTTTGGCTGTGATAAATGTATATTTCCCACTATTGATAATCGCTCCCTTATGAAGCACAAGCCAACCGCAACCACACTTGTTGTTCTTACTAGAGCCATCAGCATACACTTCATAGCGCACACCTTTAGCCTCATCAACAATCATCTGAGCAACAACCTCCAAAGAGTCATTGCTCATCACATTGGCTATTTGCTTGGCTTTCTTCTTCATAAGCGACTAAATCAACCCTCGTTCCTTGAACTCATTCATCAATGGTGTTGCTAAGACCTCAATATCTGGATGAGGCTTTCCGGTAGTTCCAAGACTTCTCAGCTCGAAGAAATGAAGCCAATCACTCACGAATGCGGTATGAATCAGCTCCGTATTGGTATCAAGAGGAAGAATAGTTCTCGCATCTTGTGGTTTCAAACCATCATCCTTAACCAAAGACAAATACATCATTTCACATACTCTATTGGCAAACCACCATTTCTCTACCGGACTCCAATGCTCATAACTACCGATGTTCTTTGCAAGGTCTACAAATGTTCCACCATCATAAGAGGATGGATTAGCTGAACTATCATCACTAACCCACTTTGGCTTGTTGATAGCAATCTCGCCTCCGAACTTATCTTTACTATAGTTGCAATATCGGGTGCTTTGTTCCGCTACGGAATCAACACGATGCCTGTTAGCTTCTCTACTTACCGCAATCTGAGTAGTAAAGCGGACGGTTATTCGTTTCTCATGCCATTCCGTAGGCTCGCAGATATAGTCCAAGTCGTCAAACCATTCATTCTCAACTATCACTCTGTAGTTGGTCGTAATATAGTAATCGTTACCTATCTGCATCACCTTGGAATACTTGTTCTCACGATAGTGCTTGACCAACAAAGATTCAGGTACAAAGAAGTCATTATCGTAAGCAACATGGAGATAGATTGTTCCATGCTCGCACATGGCAAGATGGTTGCTGCTTACCATACGCTCAACGAAAGGCTTTGCGCTGTCTTTGTCTATCTTCATACTTGACGCATAGCAAGTGCGACCGCATAACTCTATCTGCTTGTAAACTCCATCCATGCCCTTGCCTTGGGATAGGATTTCATATCTCGGTTCTAATATCTTCATATCCTTATAAGTTTTGAAATTCGCCACAAAGATAACTATTATATTCCACTCTACCAAAAATTAGCATTCAGTTTAACAACACTTATCTATATTGTGAAAAACAAAAACTTTCACCATAAAAAAGAGGAGAGTGCATCACGCATTCCCCTCCTTCTCGATTATATATCAATATTACCACAGTTGTCCTAGTGTGTCTCACCATTATTATTTCGTTCAATCAAAGGTAAGATACCTTTCTCCTTTAGGAACTCATAGAGAAAGAAACGTCCTTTCTGAGTCCACTTCGTGTTGTATTTGATGGTTTGTTTTCCATCGTTGTGCGTAATGGTCACTGGTTCGCTATTCACATATCCCTTATCCAAGTATTGGCGGTATAAGACCCATTGGTCAGAAACCTTGTGCTGGATACCATGCTCATGCAACAATTTGTTGAATGCTTGCGGACTCATTCCGTAATCCTGCGCCATTGATGTAATCACGCTTGTGCTCTTGTTCTTCATCATCACATCGAAGTAAGTAGTCTTAGGCTTCATCGTTGTAATCTGTGCGCTTAGTCCGACAATCTCCTGCGATGCCTTGGCAAGTTCCTCTTTCTGTTGCTTGTTCTCCAAGGTCAGCACTTGGTTCTTCTCGAACTGGTCAGCCCAGGCTCTTGCTGCTATAGCCGGATTGGTGAAATCGGGCAAAGATGGAACACTCTGCATTCTTTGCTCGCTTCTCCATTTCTATAAAGTAGCGTCTAGCTTGCTTGCCTTTCTCACATTGAGACATCATTGAAATCTCTTTTGCGGCATCAACGGATAAAGCATACTCAGATGTTGGTCTGCCTCCAAATAGGTTTTCCCCCTTTTGGGTGAAAACCTCAAAGTCTTGATTTTCAACCAAATCACAGCGTTCAATCTGCTTCTTAATCCAAGAAGAGAAATCCTTCCCTATACCTAGGAACTGATGTAAGCCTCTTCCGTTCACAGCTTGCTTACCATCACGTTCTTCTACCTTGATGAGTTCAAAGCCTTCAACCTTGATTTCCTCGCTCTGATTTACAAATGCTCCCAGCATGGGTGCATCATTCAAATTCTTTTCTAAAAAATCTTTCATATTAAACAATTTAAATATTATAAGTATGGTTTCTTGCAAATAGGAAAGCCCCGTCCACCATGTTGTGAGAGAGGATGGACAGGGCTTGTTTCGCCTACCCACAAATGTAACGGAATGGGCTTGACGAAATATTACTCCACGCTTGGAGCTTATAACCATTTGTTTAATATGTCTTCTTTATTCGTCAGTCGTGTCCGTTACTTCACAACCATTATTACTTTCGGCTGCAAAGTTAATGCTATTTTCTTTAACTTGCAAACGCTCTAGTGTTTTGTTTAAAACATTAACGTTTGTTTTACTTTGGAGGACTTCTGTCCTCGCCAGCACGACCAGCTATCGTGGCACGTTGCTGCACATTACTTCTTCTTTCCATTATTCACGGAATTTAATTGTTAAACATCAAAGATAATGTGCAGTTTATGGTGTGCCTCACCTTATGTTATGTTACGCTACCATTGATAGCATTTCTTCTGATTGCATCTGAATCCATTGGCAACCATACTTGCGGAAATAGATGTCTGAATCAAACCTCTTGCCATCCACGATAATGTAATCACCCTTATACTCAAATTTGTGGTTTCGGGTCAATGGGACTAGCAGATAGACCGCCATGTCCTTTTTATCCAACACCAGTGTAAGGTCAGTACCCAATACATGTAAAATAATGTTGTCTTCGTCGTCACACAATACACCAATCTTCTCATTGTAGCTCACATAAAGAGCATTCATCAAATCCTTATTCATATCTCTTAAATGTTTAATGTTCAAAGTCCGGTGCAGTTTAGCGTGTGCCTCACGAAATCTATTACAAGTCACACTCGTATGAGTATTGCTTTTTCAGCTTGTTCAATGCATTCTCGGTAACGTAGTAGATGTTATCGAAATATTCGCTTTTCTTAATGCTTCGGCTTTCCTTCAGCTCTACCTTGTGATTGAATGTCACTTCGTAGCGGTTTGCGATGCTTGTAATCAAGAAATCGACCTCACGCTTATGTCTGTCCAGATCGGTCTCTTTATACTCACCACGCTTGATAAATGCGTCCTTGTTCGTCTCTTCGATGGTTGCAACCATGTTGCCTTGCATCACGATAATCTTTGCGCTCATATCTAGTTTCTTTTTTAATCGTTAGAAATCTGTTATGCAACTCTAATCAAGTTGTAGTTCTTGAATTGTCTCCACTCGCCCTTGACTTCATCCCAATACTTTGTGCAGTCCTTGCAAGCGTAACCCTTGCCGTTTGGAGTGTAGTCAATATGACTCTCCATCAAAGTGCCGAAAGCCTGACGAATCTCACCATTCATCTTCTGAAAGTAAAACTCAACGACCTGCTTCTTCATGCGAGCCTTCAGTTTGATAACCTGCCAAGCTTGCTTCAAGCATTCTGCCCAACTCATATAAGCACCTTTAAGCTGAAAGGCTCTGTGTGCCATATTCATCACTTCTCTCATCATATTCTTAAATGTAGTAGCCATAATCTTTCAATTTTAAACGTTAAACTTAAATTACTTACTTTGCAAGTCCGATGCTCTCACGCAAGAAGCTCTTAGCCTCATCGTTGTTCATATTGAGCTTTATTGTTATCATATTCAACATTCTATCAACGTCCTTTTGGGTGTTTATCCTGTTGCTTACGAACTCTATCATAACGAACTTCTGAATCAAGTTTCTTCTTATCATTGAAGTAGTCATATTGCTATACCGTTTTACGAGTGCCGACTCGGAGGTGCAACCTCAGCTAAATTAATAATGTTATTGTGACCTTTGTTTCTTAATCACGATGCAAAGGTACGGCTTTTTCCGTACGTTACCAAATATTTTGTGTGGTTTTTTCCGTATTTTAACGTATTTTAGTACGGAAAATGCCGTACATATAGAAAATTTGCATAACTTTGCAATCGAAATAAGTATAATACATTATTATATAGATTATGAGGATAAAAGAACTTATAAAAAGCAAAGGCTATAACCAAGAAGAATTTGCTAAATTAATAGGTGTAACTCGTAGTACGTTATTAGGGCAAATAGAAAGACCATCATACACAACGATGGAAAAAATCGCCAATGCCCTCAACGTACCGATTTGGCAACTCTTCGTATCAGAAGAGGATATTGTTGAAAGATGCAGCAAGCCTACTTATGACGATAAATCGGATTTCCTTGCCATCTTCAAACAAGGTAGTAATTTGTATTCCGCATCGTCCATTGCTGAGGCTAGGGACGTGCTGGACAAGCTGGAAAGTGTTAAGTAACGTAAGGAACATTCCTTGCAAGTATTAATAATTAAAACTTTTACGACTATGACAGATTTTTTCAATTTGAGAGGTGCAGCGGTGTTCCGTGTTCTCTCGTTAATTAGTGTAATAGCACTAGGGTTAACTATCTTATTGTTTGTCATCGGCTTGATGATGGGCTTTTTTGGAGAGCAGGAGACGAAGGCGATAGGATGGGCAATGGTTGGATTCTCAATCTCTTCCTTTATCTCTTGCCTATTCATGTTCGGCTTCTGCTACCTGATTAAGATAGCTAAGTCTTACGACAAGGATGAGCAAGAGGACAACAAGGAAATAGTATTCCAATACAAGGGCTACAAAGGCACTTTCACAAAGGATGACAATACAGGAAGGTTTGATGGCCACATCATCGGGACAAGCTATTCTTACTCTGGCTACAGCCTTTCAGAGACAGAGCTGGCATTTCAAGCGAGAGTTGACGAATTACTGGAAGAAAAGAAACTATAACAAAAGAAGAGGAACGCACCACGCATCCCTCTTCTTTGTTTACAATCTACTCATCTTATCTTTCAATTCGTGAATATCATTGAATGCTTGGAGCATAGGCTTGTGCCATCGCTCTTGTCGCTCATCTATCGACTGCAAGTACATCAAGCTTTGTGCTAGAATGGTTCTTCCCTCATCAACGGCAACCCATATATTACCTACATTACCCATAATGGTATTCACGCTAGCCGTTAATAAGCTACCCTCTGTGCCACCATCACGAGCCGCAATAGCATCCAACTTGGTATTTATGAGCTTTGCTTCCTCATACGTTCCCTCTGTGGCGATCTGCACCGCTGTGAAACGACCATTCAACTCTTCTCCTGTATCTTGGCTCATTGATTCAAAAGAACCGGAAGAAGCGGACTGCTCGTAAGATTGCTTGTAACCCGTAATATCAGCAATGTTATCACGAATAGCCAAACCCTCTTGAACTATCTTATCATACTCTTCTTTAAGATTATTCAATTCGGTTGGCGTGAGCTGCCTTCCTCCATTCTCTTTCATCTTGTTTGCCCAGCTCTCATAAAGAGGCTTAAGCTTTTTATTCATAAGGTCTCCCAAAGCGAAGTTAAGCATCGACTGGTTGAGCATTGTAGTGAAGTCATTAGAAAAATCCTTTGCAGACTTGCTCATATCCATAAGATTGTTTATGAAGTCACTCTTCATTGAATCAAAGGTTGTTTGAGTCAAATTCTCATTGATTTGCTCCGTCAACTCCTCTAATTTTCCCGCCAGTTCTGTATATTGCTCCCAATATTCCGTCTTATCATACTTGCCTTGGTCGGTCATGTTCTTCCATACATCCGCATTATGTGTACGAATGTCAGCCATCTGCTCTGGAGTAAGCTTGTATATATCCTCCAAGGAATTGACCTTGTTTATCGAAGAATTAGTATAACCACCCCTTATCTTACTTTGCTCAGCCAAAGTCTTATTGATTGCCGCATAATCTTGTGCAGAAAGATTCCAATAATAAGCATTTGAATGGTGTGCTCCATGATACCCCATCTGTGTTTTGAGAATATCCATCGTTTGGGTGTTAACCTGTTTTTGAGCATCGTAAGCAGCATTATAGTTGCTGACGGCTGTATAACCGGAAGATTTGTCAATAGACTCTTTTAACTTATCAATGGAATACATCAATCTGTCATTGCTCTCGGTCAGCTCTTCAGTTTTCTTCGCAACTTCTGCACCATTACCTCCGCCTATACCGAACATCTTGCCCAACGAGCCAATGGTTTTTATTCCATTCATAGCCGCACCTATGTAGTTTCCGCTTGCAAAATCAGAAAAGGCTTGTGTTCCACTGTTCAATGCATCCATTCCGTTATTCACGGCTTTACCAAAGCCTGTGTTTCCGAGACCTAACGCATCGACTAACCCAGGAAGGTCTTTCAGCTTCTCTTGGATTTTCCTCAAGCCCTCAGCCCATTCCTCTATAGTATCATGCAAGCTCTTCTTTGCAGCATCCTGCTTTACCTTGGCTTCTTCCTGTGCCTTTCCGACTTCCTTTGTAGCCTTTCCGACCTTAACCTCTGAAACCGCCAAATCATCAAAAAGCTTACGTAACTTCTCCGTTTGGCTTACACTGAGATTCTTGGTAGAACCCATAAGTTTGTCCTTATTGGCAGAAGTGATATTACTGGTATCTATGTTAACCCCACTTTCAGCAAACACTCCTTGGATTTTTCTCCTTTGGCTCATATTATCAGCCTTGGCATCAAACTCCCCCTTTCTAGCTTGTGCCAATCGGTCTTGCGCATCCTTCGCCTCATCAATAAGCCTACGGTGTTCACGGACTGCATCATTAACCAATCCCCATCTATCCTTCTGCTCGGAAATCGCATCATCAATCTTGTAGATTTGGTCAGATACGGTTTTCATGTCATCAATTTCCAACGTACCCGAACCAAGCAACTCCTTCATTTTCTTACGAAGGTCTTCAAGATAAGGAATACTCAATCGGTTCATATCCTGAAAGACAACATCCCAATTGATAGAATCCTTGAAATCCGAAAAATTCAACTTCTTCAACTGGTCGTTCATCTCCATTTCAGCGTTCGCTGCACCAAAAGTATCTCCCTTTTCTCTTGCAAGGTCTATCTTGTCGGCATATTCTTTCAAGATAGCATAACGCTGCTGTTCCAAACTACCATACTGCTTCATGAAATCCAACATGTCCTTTATCTCTGCTTGCTGGATTTCCTTCAGCTTTAATTGCCTCTGTTTCTCAATCAAGGCAATTTGGTCTTCTGAGTTCTGCCCAATGGTCTTCCCAAGATGATTACCCTTGTCGTCAACCATTTGTGTGTCCAAGACCTCTTTGCGGTATTCCGCATCGGACTTACCCTGTTTCCACATGTTGGCTTTACGACCCTTGCCCGAATTTACCCAAACGATCTGGTCTTTCTTTTTCTTAGCCTCAACGAGTTTGTCAATCGAATCCTCTATAGCCTTTTTCTCCTTGTCTGAAGACATATTAATTTGAGCAATCTCCTTTTCGGTCTCATTTTTAATCAATTCCGTTCTTCGCTTTGACAACTCATCACTGGCTTTCTCCGAATAGGATGAAATAGACTTGGAATAGTCCTCCTCTGCCTTGCGCTTATTACCAGCCTTTGTCTCGGCATCATTCCTAGCCTTTTCAGCATCCCTAGCCGCTTTCTCTCTTGCCTTCCTCCCCTTATCTATCTCCTTTTGGCTTTTCTTCGGCTTACTTTCGATGTTGTTACCTCTTGCTTGCATCATAGCCAATTCGTTTGCGACCTGTTCGTAAGTCTTGTATTGACCTCCAACTTGAAGAATATCCCCTTTTTTGTGTCCGTCAAGCCAGTTCTTTCTCGCTGCCATACTCGCTTTCAACTGAGACTGAGACATATTCTTAATCCATGCAGGAAGCTCACTATCATCATAGTTAACCTTAATATCAAGATGCAATTTTCTACTGCACAACTTTATTGTTTCTTGGATTTCACTATTCAAATCCTTGAAGCTCTTCTTCGCATATTGATTTTTCAAAGCTTGTTCCTCTTGCGCATAAGTCAACTTAGATGTAGCTTTTCTCGCACGTTCTGCGGCATTGACGCTATTATTTATAGAATCAACAGTACCATCCAACTCAACTTTGTTGCTAACAAGCCCATCAGTAAAGTCGTTTATGTCAGGAATCATCTGAGCCACCTCAGAACGGCTATGGTGCATATTTTCGAGATAAGTTCCTATTTTTACATTCAACTCCCCTTGTAATTGAGAGTATTGAGCATTCAATGCGTTGTACACCTTTAAATCTCCACCACAAGCATTCATCTCCTTTCGCAGTTCAGCTAACTTGTCTATGTCATCCTGACTTATGAGACTTCGAATAGTTCCCATTTCTACATCAGACAACTTGTCGTCAATAGAATCTTTGAATGAACCGAAAGAGGAATCATTTGAAGAATTATAATTATTGTAAGCCTCCTGCAATTGATTTGCACGCTCCATTTCAAGAGAACGCTTTTCAATAATACCGATAAGTTCTTCTTCATGCGCCTTTAACTCATCAGCTTGGTCACTCATGCTTTGAGACTTCATTTTAGTTTCATCCAATTTTATCCCATATTCTTCATAAGCAGACTTCAATTCATTTATTGCATCCTTATGGTCTTCTGCCTTGCCATTATTCAAAACCGCAAACAAGGAACGAACCTTATTGCTAGCCTCAGCAGCCTTATTTCCCATATCTTGTGTCTTCTTTGCGGTATCTTCCTCCTCGCTTCCAAACATCGCAAAAACGGATATTGCGGTTGTTACCAAAGTAACGATGGTAGTTAAAGGATTTGCAAGCATTGCAGCCCATAGCTCCCTCATACTAACGGTAACGGCATTAGTAGCCCATGTTAACACATTTTGAGCTAAGACTAACCCCTTTGTGCCAACAGATAATATAGAGGTAACAAGGGAATTTCGTTCCTTTGCTCCTGTATTCACGTTCTCGGACGTTGTATTTACATTAGTAGCCGCAGTATTAGCTGTCTTTGAAGTCGAATTTGCCGTATTAGCAATAGTTTCCGAAGAAGTAGCATTTGCATTAGCACCTTTTGCGGTTGCATTGCTCGCTTCAGAAGTCGTATTAGCTTGTGTAGCAGTAGTTGCCGCCTCCGTAATGCTAATCTTACCATCCTCTATATCTATTCCTTGCTGAACAATATCTCCAATTTCATCTGCCGCTGCTCCTGTCTCTTTATAGACCTCGGTTTCATTCTCTTCGGCTTCTGTCAACTTCTCAGTCGTAGTCTGAAGTTCCTGTTGGATAGCCTTACGCTTTGCGTTAGAACTTTCGTATTCCTCATCCGCTTGCTGACGCTTTTGCATCAGCTCTTCCAATTTCGCTTGTTCAGCCTCGTATTGAACTATTGAACTATTTTCGTTATCCGAAAAAGAATCCGCATAGCCACCAAATGAAGTCGTATCAACCGCCCCATTATCATAGACCAATTCCTTTTCTTTCTGTTCTATGATTTGCTGCTGCTTTTTTATTTCCTCATCAAGCTGAGCAAGGACGACTCTCTTTTCACGAGCCTCATCCATCGCTTTGTCGTAACTCTCTTGCTGCAAGTCTACTTTCTTCTGTAAGGCGTTAGTTTCCAAAAGAGCCTTACCATAAGCGGTTTCATTTGCCTTGGCTATTTTTTGTTTAAGGTCAGCCTCTGCCTTTGCTTGTTCCGCAGCCTTATTTGCAGCAGCAATGTCGGCTTCTTGCGATCTTTTTGCACGCAACTCTTCTTCTGCGGCTTCCTTGGCATTTACCGCATTTTGCCATTGGAGTTGTTCTTTCTCCGCAAGTCTTGTCTGCTCAACCAAGAGGTCACGCTTCAACTGGAGTTGTTTAGCCATTTCTTCACTAATCAACCCCTCAGATTTCGCTAATTCTATCTGCTTAGATATGCGTTGCTCCGTTTCATCATCACCGATATTTTCAGTGTCAGCCAATGCACTTCCCAACTCGTTGTAACGGCTTGCCATGTAGTCCTTGGTATCTTTGCCGTTAAGATGTCGGTAATCATTTTCCATCTCCTTGAACTGAGCCATTTTCTCATCAAGTCCCTTGGAAAGTTCCAAAGCCTCCATCTGTTCCTTAGCAGCAGATTGTTGCTGAGTGACAAGCATATCACGTTTAAGTTGCAATTGCTCTGCCATTTGTTGGGTTATGATTCCATCGGTCTGAGCCTCTTTGATTTTAAGAGACACAAGTTCCTCGGCCTTATCCGTACCCAACATATCAGTATTAGAAACAGCCTTATTCAAATCCGAAAGTCTTTGGCTCTTATATTCGGATGTATCTTTTCCGGTGTAGGAATGATACAATTCAGCTTCATCTTTGTACGCTTTTATCTTTTCGTCAAGATTACTTGCAATACTATCAAGTGTAGCTTGGTTTTGAGCTTTTTGAATGGATGCTGCCGCCATCAGACCTGCCTTATATGTGCCTACGGCTACCGCAGCCGAGCCAATAACTTTAACGACCGTCTCCCAATTGTCAACCAAAGACGAAATCAAGTCTAAGCCTGTGCCAAATATTCCTTGCGACTTCTTGCCGAGTTCGTTAAACATCTGGTCAACGCTATCGCCAATGTTAGACCATTTTCCTTGCAAGGTTGTGGATTGCTTTTCCATCAGACCTCCAAACTTGCCGCCCTCTTCGGTCATGTTGATGATAGCTTTCTTCACCAAATCTGCTCCGACCTTTCCATCAGTAACCGCTTGCTGAACCTCTTGGGTTGTCTTGCCCATGATTTTACCAAGCTCCTCTGCCATCGGAATGCCTCGGCCCATAAACTGACGCAAGTCCACCGTGTACATGCGGCCTTGGCTCATCGTTGTACCATACAAATACACCAAATCGTTCAGTGGAACGCTAAGACCTGCCGAAATATCACCAAGATGAACAAGAATATCATTAACCTCATTTGCAGCCGTACCATAAGCCAACAACTGCTTCGCCCCATTCGTTATCGAACTCATGTCGAAAGGAGTCTTCGCAGCCGTTTGAACAAGTTGGTTCATCAATGCTCCAGCTTTCTGCTCACTACCAAGCATTGTCGTGAATGAAATTTCAAGTTGTTGAAACTGAGAACGGACATTGAAAATATGTTCTGCCAATTGTTCAAAGCCCAATCCACCAACAAGACTCATTGCTAATTGCCTAGCATCACCACCAAGACGATTGAATAAAGATGTCGCACCCTCACCGACAGTAGGAACTTTCTTCATTTCCTCAATCATTCCAGCAAAGGCATCAGTCATCACCTTTATGTTATCAGTAGTTGCGCTCGAAGAACCCGAATAGCGGACATACTCTGCTTGCATGTTTTGCAATTCGATTCTTGCCTGCTTACCTAATCCGGTTAGATTCTCATAACGCCTTTTCTCATCATTGAGTATTGTGGAGTTTTCGCTTATATCACGATTTAGGATTGTTGAAGTGCCTACATCTAAGCCTCCTTTACGAAGTTTAGACTGCATCTTTGCAATCTCGGAAGAAAGCCTTTCAATCTTTCGCCTAGATGCGTCTGCTTGCAGCTCGAAAGAATAAACCTCTCTTGTAAGATTCTGCATTTTCTTGGCATAATCACTACTCATCACCAAAGCATAGCGAGACATTGCGGAACTAAGTTCTGTCACCTTTTGCTTTTGCTCTGCATATTTGTCCGTCAGGTCTTGAACAACCGCCTTATCTGTCGCCTTTGTTGTTTTCTGTAACTCACCACGCAATCTTTCAAGCTCTTGCTTGGCTTGCTTGATTTGGTCGAAATTCGCTTTGATATTAAATTCTAACTGTGCCATCCTTATATGATTTTATTGGCAAAATTAGCTAATAATCAAAGGAATAACGAAAGAATAAAGGTGTGCTATTTCACAAAAAATTTAAGTGCAAAGAATAATGTCTAGATACAAAAAAGCCTTCCACATTCACATGCAGAAGGCTCGGTTGTTTACTTATTTTTCTTCTATATATAAAGACCGTCAAATCACGACAGCCTGTAATTCTTTTGAAATTCCATGTAAGCAATCAAGAATTTGCTGCTTACGTTTTTTGCTAGGCTCATGGATTCCCATTGCATACTGACGCATCAGAGAAGCATTAATGCCAGCTTTCTTTGCGACACCATTTATATTCAGATATGAAAAATAATCGAAGAAAGAACCTATATCATACCGGAACTCAAACACCAATTCAGGCATTTGCTTTCCCTCTTCTTCAAGAAGCTCTTTAATCTCTTCCTTTGCTACAAAAATATCATCCATCGCTTGTTTTGCAGAGTTGCCAAATCCGACTAAATGGAAGTCTGGAAATTTATCCACCATATAGCAAGAAAAATTCTTTTCTTCTTTACACTTTTCTACTTGTATAATTACCTTTGTTGCCATAATCCCGATTCTAAACTTTAAAAAGAGGTCTTAAACCCATATCAACGTCTTGCTATATAAGCGAAAAATTGCTGGGCTTAAAGCCCAAGCAATCTTTCAAGAATACTGTCGTAAGTCTTTCGAGAAACTTCACGACTGCCGTGCCGTGGCACTGGACATTTAAGTTTTGTTGTTGGACTAAACCAAATGTCGTGATTACCACCATGCCGAACCACATAGCAACCTGCTTGGGTCAGCTTTCTCACTAATTGACTAGTCTTCATCATATATAGAAGAAATTAATAAATAAGTAAAAGACCTCTTTTGTCCTAAAGACAATGCAAAGATATAACTTTTTTGTTATATATGCAAATAAAAGGATAACTTTTTTGTTATATTAACCTCAATTAACAAAAAGTCTTCTACATTCACATGCAGAAGACTCTGAGTTCTATATAACAATTGAAGCCACACGCTTAAAAGGTTGCGGCTCTATAGCTTTAACGCAGACAACACGCTTTTTATTGTGCTGAAACGGCTTTTAATATCATTATAGGATGATACGGCAAACATTGGCAAAGGTCTCACATTTCCAATTATCAAAGCACCTTTGCGCAAGGACTCCTTGATTTCCTTCATCGTTTGAGTGAATCCATATTCAGCCTGTTCTTCCTTTGGGACAATCACATAGCCATCACCATAAATGTTTTTAAGATAGCATTTCTTTCGCTTCAGCATATCCCAACGCAATTTATCTACCAAGGTCATATAATCAAACTGCTGTTTATCCTTGGCTTGGAATAGCTTCTGGACATCCTTGTAATCATCCCAACGTAAAGGAGTAATACCAAACTTTGACTTCATCCATTCATGCGAAATCAATTGACCATCTTTAAATGTAGAAAGAATTTCTTCCTCCAAACCATCAAAACTATTTTTCGTATCTTCTTTCATATTTCCATTCTTTTAATGTTGCTCCCTACTAAGGAATCGAACCTTAGATAACCACCATGTAGGGAGTTCGTCTCTACTAAACCTTACCCGACCTTACCGAACCGCTCTTCACCGCACTCTACCCCACCAGACCATACCGTACCAATGTTTTGCACAATGGCGAGGAATCGAACCTCGCCTACGACCATCATTGTGTTCTTCTCTACCAAACTTTACCAAACCTCACCCTACCTAACCAAACCTCACCCTACTAGACCTCACCTCACCAAGCCTAACCACACTACACCTTTTCTTTTTATAAAAATTATTTCTTTTCTACTTTAAACGCTCCATAAAGCTTTCTGTAAGTACCGACATGATAGCGAAGGCCTGCAATCTCAGCCACCTGTAATACTTCCTCCTCGTTCAGCTGCGTCTCATCGAACCAGCAAGTAACTTCCGTTGACCATTCTGGAAATATCGCTCTTGTTGCAGGGACTTTAACAGAACCTTTGATACCGCACGCTCTTGTGTCAACATAGGAAGTTGATGGGTCAAAATAACCCTCCTTTGTGCGCCCAACCTCAAAAAGTTCTTCCGGTGTCTTGTCGTTGTCCTTGAATTGCAATACACCATCACCATAAAGGCCGAAGGAACGCTCAAACTTCTTGCCAAGCTTACGTTCTTTGGCAGCAGCTTGAAAACTACCCTCTACGTGCGATTGTGGTAACACATACTCGCCATTGCGATAGTACAAGGATGCAAGGAATTGCAATCGGCAAATCTCCAACAAATCATCATCTGTCTTTGTTCGCTTGCTAGTCAATGGCTGCAAAAGTTTCTTGTACTTGTCAAATGGGTCAACTACTCTTGGATTGTGAACCATCAAAGGCTTAGTGCCTACCAATTTCAATGAAATCGTCTTCATTACTCTACATAATTATTAATTAAACACGGCAGTTTTACAGGTATGCCTCTTACCTTTGGGGCAAAACAAAAGCCCCGCCCGCTAATGTGGAAAGTGCGAACGAGGCTAAAAGTATAGAAAAGTCCGAAGACTCTTAATTTTCTTCTTATCTCAGTAACCATGCTTTCCACTTCACGGCTAAACCATTTCTGATTTCGTTTGCAAAGGTAAGCATAATTTCTGAAACACGCAAATTATTTAGTGTATTTCTTTATTCTTTTAAACTTCATTTTCTTTTAGAAGCTTATTTTTAAAATTACACCTTATTATAATCATAACAAAGTAAAGCTCCATAGCTAATCTGATAATTTATTAAGATTATCCTTTAAGTCTATGAAAACATAATCCTTTGCCGTTATTTTTATAACTTTTGTTTTTGCTTTTGGGTAGTCCAACAACCCCTCTCCCCAAACATCACATAATGTCAACTTTACACGTTCGCTTCCATGCAACTCTTCAATCAAGACAGTCTTTGATATTTCATCATCAAGCTCATAGAGCTTGCTAAACAAGGAAGATACGTTTTCAGAATACTCTAAAAGCGTTCCGGTTGGTCTCTTTGTTAAAGATTTGATTTTTTCAATTATCTCTAATTCTTTTTCAAATTTTTCTACTAATTGCTTGTCTGACTCTTCGTTTTTTGCCAATAAAGACAAATCACTTGCCATTTTGTTTGCGCAGCTATCCACTCTTTGAAAAGACCCAACCTTATCATAAAAAGACCATCTCCAAGACATTGCCTTAGAAAAATCATCGCAACTTACGATTTTATTACTCATGTTTATTGCCACTTCGTTTTCTATTGAGCTATTCCAATTCGTAATATAATCAGCTGTTATAAATTTTAGTCCATATATAAGGCGAATCGAAGACATACGTATATCTTTAGCCTTAGACTTGCAAATAGCAGCATTCTCTGCCTTAACTTGGTTGAAATGGTACACATAGCCACCAATGCCGCCACCTAGCACAACGATAGCTGCGATGATGGCAATAATCAATTTCTTCTTCATAACTTCAATATTTTACAATATGTTTATATTATTTCCTTATTTACCTCTTAGACCCACAAGCACTTTTGCGCTAATTTCCAACGACTTGTATTTTTATTACATAAGTATTGTTATTTTACTTTTCGGCTTCATTGTACTCATAATCCCAGAGGAATAACTTGCCTTTGACGTTTCTAATCGGCTCATCGAACAATTTAGCATTCTTCAAGAACCAATGATATTGGAAATCTTCAGCAAACGCATCCGGATAAGCCTCATGAAATTGAATATCATCCAATTCTACACTGCCGATAATGGCTGACGTTGGTAAATCTTTGAAGTCTGGAATAACAATACCATGCTCTTGGCAATATTTCTTCATTGCGCTCTCCTGCCATCCGTCAAGTTTTTCAGGTTTGGCTTGGCTAGCATGAATAAGGAAACGACCACGGAACTTTCTATTCCAGGTTCTGTTTTCAATGGTCTTGCAGCCGATAGCGATTAACCAAGCATACGGCTGGCGAATTGATAATACTTTCATAAGCTCATTGTTTTGTTGTTTACATTCGCAAAGGTAATAAAAACCTTTGAAAAATGCAAGAAAACTCTAATTTATTTTCATATTTTCTAAAAATAATCTTGAAATAGCTTGCATCCTAAAGGCGGTAAGAGGTTAGATCCTCTTCCGTCTTTTCTTTCTGATTCTGTCCCAATCCGGTTTAAGCACATCCATTGAGCCGACCATCGCCTTGTACTTGTCGCCAAGTTCGCCCTCGTTCATAGAGGAACGGAAAGTGTACATCTTGTATCGTTCATGCTCAGGAACATATAATCCCACCATCAAGGAACGGACTCCATCTACCTCCTGCTCCGGTGCTATCAATACAAGCCCCTCGTTCATGCTTTCCAACTTGAAAATCTTTGAGGTGACAACCTCATAATAGTCTAGTATATTCATATTCTTGTCTCCTATAATTATTTTGTACGTTCAAACACTTCAATATACTGGATAGAGCTACAATCAATATATTTACGTGTAAACACTACTGTACTTCCACTTCCAATCATAAGTGTTCTGTTCTTTGTATTGCAATTGAAAGATGTTTCAATACCAATACCATTGAAGTCGAAACTTAATTTTGCTCCACCTACCAAGTTGATACTTCCTCTAAGACCTTTGTCCTCGGCTTCGCCTAATATCACATTCACATGACCTGCATCCATATTCTCCTATAATTAATTGTTAAACACCTTCTCTAATAAAGATACGTATGATAGAGTCACTATCAATGTAATCTCTGTTTCCGTTCTCACCAAGTATAGTTATCAAATGCTTTTTTTTGTTATAAAGAACATCGGCAGTAAAATCAAATAACTTTGATTTGCTAAAGTTTGCATGAGTTAACTGCCCATTAGAGAGTGAAATTCCTGCAATGCAACCGCACTCCTTTGCATCATCTAAGATGTCTTTGATAATCTTAATATCCATAGTCTTATTACTTTACTTCCCGTTCTACAATATCGAAATTATCCCACGTCTCTCCTTCGCTGTCTGAGATATGAAAGAAAGAACCTGAGATATTGTATAGATAATCATCGCAATTCAAAACTCGCTTGTAATTCTCCAAAGTGTTCATCCCTTTGTGTCCTATCGCTTTTCTTGCCTTATCTATGGTAGAGAAAACTTCTGCATCAACCTCCACTGCTTCACCCAATCCATGTTGGTATGAAGATATTACTACATATACTTTCATAGCTTAAACTCCTTATTTATTACGCAACCTTAGATAATGTTTCTTCATCAATCTCAATCCATTGGCAAGCATCCTTGCGGAAAAAGATGTCAGAATCGAACCGCTTGCCATCCACGATAATGTGGCTACTTTTGCATTCGAACTTATGGTTTCGGGTTAGTGGTATCAAAAGGTACGTATTACCCTCTTTCTTGTCGTACACAAGCGTCAAATCCGTGCCGATAACTTGTGATACCACCTTGCGTTCATCTGAGCTTAAAACGCCAATCTTGCCATCATGCTCAACGTAAAGAGCATCCATCAAATTCTTATCCATATCTCTTAAATGTTTAATGTTCAAAGTCCGGTGCAGTTTAGCGTGTGCCTCACGAAATCTATTACAAGTCACACTCGTATGAGTATTGCTTTTTCAGCTTGTTCAATGCATTCTCGGTAACGTAGTAGATGTTATCGAAATATTCGCTTTTCTTAATGCTTCGGCTTTCCTTCAGCTCTACCTTGTGATTGAATGTCACTTCGTAGCGGTTTGCGATGCTTGTAATCAAGAAATCGACCTCACGCTTATGTCTGTCCAGATCGGTCTCTTTATACTCACCACGCTTGATAAATGCGTCCTTGTTCGTCTCTTCGATGGTTGCAACCATGTTGCCTTGCATCACGATAATCTTTGCGCTCATATCTAGTTTCTTTTTAAATCGTTAGAAATCTGTTATGCAACTCTCATAAGGTTTGCCTTCTTGAAGCAACGCCATTCTTCTTTCTCGGTATCGAAGTACACTTGACAAGTGTCATTCATCTTGCGACCTGCACCCTGTGTAGCTGGGATAACCTTCTCGCTCAATGTGCCGAATGCCTCACGCAAGCTGCCATCAACCTTCTGAAAGTAGAACTTCACGATGCGCTTCTTCATCTGACCCTTCAGCTTGATGTTCATCCAAGCAACCTTTAAAGCCTCGCTCATTGTATAGCCGTTCTTCTTGATGAACTGCCAAGCAAGCTTCATTACCTCACTCAATGTATTTCTTAATGTAGTAGCCATAATCACTATACCGTTTTACGAGTGCCGACTCGGCTGCATAGCAGCAATTAATAGTTAAACTTTAAAGCCTTTATCTCTTAAAGACATTGCAAAGATACAAAATAAAATCATACAAACCAAATTATTTGCAAGAAAACGAATGATTTTAATCATCTTTTAACATAACTATGTATGTATGACCTTTTTCTTAACAGAACTTCACATTGTATGATTTAATTCAATCAATACAAGAGAAAAATTTGGTAGTTTCAAAAAACTTTCTTATCTTTGCAGTCGAAATTCAATCATACATTATTATATTATAAATATGGACGTTAAATCAATAATTAAAGAAAAGGGCTTTACTATCGAACAGGTAGCTAAAGAAATGGGTATATCAAGAGTTACTTTTACCCAAAACCTCAGCCGTAACCCTACGATGAGGACATTACAGCGTATTGCCGATGTATTAGGGTGTAAGGTTGGAGACTTCTTCAAAGACGAAATCGAGCCATCTAAGCCAACATTTGTTTGCCCTCATTGCGGCAAGCCTATCGAGCTGGAGATTAGGACAAAGGAGGGGAAATGATATTCCTCTCCCTTTACCTAGAAATTCAACGAAGGCATATTACCATTTCCGAAAAGCAGTCTGAATGTCTCCTTTCCCTTTGGTGTGATTAGTGTTCTTGTACCTACAACTTTGTCGTTTCCCCAGTCTTTCACCTTAAACAAGTCACCATTGTATTGCGAATATGGCTTAATGTGATTCTGTTTATCACGATAGACGTATTTCTTCTTAATCAAGGTTTTGATGAACAGATTCTGCTTCATACCAATCTCCTTTGCAGTATCTCGGAAGTTCGTAAGCAAGCCTTTGTCAACTAAGTTGTCAAAGTATTCTGCCTTTGGCTGCATTTCCTTGTTCTTTTCCTCAATGGCTTTCTTCTCTTCCTGCTCCATTATCCAACGCTTCGCTCTCTCAATTGGGTCTTCAATCTGATAAGAAGGTATGATGCCTTGTGCTACACAATGAAAGACCTTGCGGTACACTTCAAACACCGGACGAACCTTGCGAGCAACAAAATATTCCAAACAAGCGGAGGTGAGGTGATAGCTAACCTCTTTGTAACCACCTGTTGCAGTTTTGCCATTTTTGGCAATACTGATAAAATCCACATTCTCAATGAAGTTGGTCTTCAATGCACGCACTGCCTTTCCTTTCTCTGCATAGCAAAGTTGCCAAACTTCATCAAGATTTACCGGATATTCCTTTCTCTGCTTATCTAATTCCAAAACTCCACGAAAGTAACTCTCCAAATCAGATGAAGAACTTTCTTTTGTTAAAACAATCTTACTTTCCATTTGTTTCTTCTTTTCAGTTTTTAACGTGTGTCTCACGCTCTTAAACTTTGCTAATCTTTAAGTTTCTCAATTATATAGCCACGACCTGTATAGGTGCAAGACAAGCCGATATACACTAGCTGATGTAAAAGCCACAATTCTTCAGTGAACGGCAATCTATCACACTTCACAAACTCATCTTCATCCTCAAAATCAGATGCCTTTTCCAATATTTCTTCCTTTGTCATTATCTTTAAATTTGTGCCCGAAAGCTGTTAATCCGCATCTTTTATTTTTTGTAATGTGTCAAGTATCACGTTTGCAATCTCAAACCTACCGACATTTGGATTCTGTGGGACACTATAACACAAAGCTTTTAAAAGCTCAAAACATTGATTCTCATATAATATCATACGCTTACTTCTTTTGATTAAAATACTTTTCCAACTCTCGAAGGATGAACATCCCTCCTATCTTGAAAGACTGTTCTATCACTACTCGATGTTCCTTAAATTCGTTTTGGCTTCTCGAAAACCGAAACGCTTCATTCTCTAGCATAAGCACAAACTTATTAAATTCTGCATCGGTCATTTGCATCCACCTCCTTCCTTTGAGAATAAATCATCAATATAGAACCACCCGTCTATAGGCATATTCTCAACAAATCCTTTCCAAGACTTGAATTCTTTGACTTGAGCTAATGAATAATAGTTGCCTACACTATAGTGCAGCAATATCCATTCATCATATCCTTCTGGCTCCTTATTTGTTTGATGCCACAAGTCCTTCAAGAATTCATTGATAGCCCACTCAGCACCTTCCTTAAAGCCTTCTTCAATTAATAAGGCTTCTTCCTTATCACAATCCGTCACTTTGCTGTATCTTCTTGCGGCTCCTTCTATTTTCTTATCGTCTATCATAACTATTGTTGTATTAAAAATGTAAATATGGACGTTCAAGAAAACTAAGTAAAACAGCATGTTCTTTATATGCGAAAGAATCTGTTCTTCCCATTCTCTCAAAGCGTTGCATTTGCCTTTTACAATGCTCTATAAGTTCTTTCTTAAAAGCTTCGTCCATAACTTACCTCCACATCTTTAGTTGTACCTAACAATGATTCGTTGCCTTCGTAAGGGATACAGAACTCCCATCTACCATTAACACATACATAGTCAAGATATTCATCTGTCTTATCTGTATGGCTAAATATATTTGCACGCCATTCCTCAGTTTTTTGATGTCTAACCAACACATTATCGAATGGATTCAGCTCAACCTTTGGCTTCAAATCCACAATCTGTTTCTTCTCAGCATCCCAAGCTTTGCCTTCCTTTTCGAGAGCATCAAAGAGCTGTTTTTTCTCTGAGTCAGTGGCAAGGCGAAGTTTACAAAGGTCTTTCTTAAAGAAACTAATTCTGCAGCCCATACTCAAAGTTAGACTACTTAAATCTATAGAAATAAATGAGCTATAACCTTCTGATAAACCAGTTATGCCTGATACTATAAATACATCTTGTCTATTACCATAGTCGGCAAAAGCTATATCCCCATCCTTGAACTCATACTGCTTTTCAATCTCCAAAGTGGTGAGGTTTAATATTCCTCCTAATTTTCTTTCAATCTCTCTGACATATCCATAGGCAATATTGTTATCTAACTTGACAAACTTAGCTGTTTCTGCATTTGACACGTCTTCGTAACCATCCTTGCTATTAGAATAGCATCCGTTGAACTTTGTATAATCATCAGATGCCCATTCTTTGAAAATGCACTGAAATCCACAACTATTGATAAGCAAATCGCCCTTCTTCCAGGCGAACTTGCCCCAGTCACGCATATTCTTAGAAGGAAGGAGAATCCGTAAGCCTTCAAGCCAGCATTTTTCTGTACCTAGTTTTGAATAATCAAACAAAAGAGTACTGCCTACTTCATTAGTTGATGTACATTCTATATAAGTACCAACGTCTGTTGTGTGGACTTTATCTAACTCTACGTCTATATTGCGTAATAAGTCGTACAACTTAGTTCCTTGCGACTTATCCTTTAGGATTTCCGCTACATTAATCTTATTTCCCATATCTGACTTTTTTATATTCATTTATTCTTCACTAAAATATTTCTTAACAAACGCTCGTTCGGTGAGCCATTTTCCAAACCCCACTCTAAAGTAACGCTTTGATTTACCTTTCGCAAACCCATATTCATCACGAGGTGTATTTACACTTAGGTGTATCTTAGGAACATGGTTCACCGATACGTATGCAGTTATATATTCATCCGAGAATGCCAAATGCTGAACTTCACGGAACTTTACACTTTTAAAGAACATTTCCTTCATAAGCCTTAGTCCTTATAGATTGCATCAAGAATGCTTCTGAAATTCGGATTATCAATAACGGCTTGGGCATCTTCTTTGTTCTTGAAGTAAATAGCACCTTCGTTATAATCACTACTAGAAGTAATACCGTATTCGCTGGTTCGCATGATATTATGCTTGCATTCTTTAGAATTCCAATCCGGTTTCCAATCTCCATTATAACACTTAGCTATATCCATTAACTTATCCAATGCAACAATTTTCTCTACATTACTATTAGTAACATTAGCAACGACAGGGCTAAGGCCACGGTCTATTAAAGTAGATATAACATCCTCATAGCTGAATGGTCTCTTCTTGAATGCTATAATGCCCACTTTCAAGTCACTTTTTTCAATGTCCACTTCCATTCCTTTAGGAATATCTATGATTAACTTATTATCTAGCATTTTCATTTTTCTTATGTTTCATTTCCAAAATATATTTTTTATTCACAACCAACTCGAAGAACTTATATTTAGCATGCATATAGTTGCGACCTAAATCAACTCCACCGACAAATTCTTCTCTATACCAAGAGATTGCCGTATATTTTACAATATCATGCTCTTCCGGATGATTCACACGACCATTCCACACATCTGTGCGAACCAAATCGCAATACCCACCAGGTAATTTGGCACGTATCATTCTTGTGTTCTCCGCATCAATATAGACGTTTTTGTATTCCAAATCTACGCCTAAAATTTCCTGATTAAGCTTTGCTACATCCATATCTCATTAATCTTAAAGCACTACGTTGAAGATCCCTCGGTTTGAACGGATTCTTCTCCAGTATTTTATTCACATCATTTCGTATCTTGCGACTTTCCCACTTCTTTGTAAGACGCATAGCCTTTAACAAACGATGGTCTCCGGCTAGCTTTCCAGCATCTTTCTTGCCACAATAATAGCCTTGCCTATAAGCCCAATATCTAGTCTTATAGACTTGCTTCATTATCTTCTTAGCTTGTCTTATTTTCATGTCAACCTCACTTTCTATGGAAAAACGTTCCATGACACCAATCGCTGCTTTCAACATACTTATGTAGTTTAGTACATCTTCCTGCAAGCATACCATTGAAATGTTTACAACGACTGCATTCCTTTGAAGTTCTCAAAATTGAACGAAACAAACTAACGTTGGCACTCGGCATATTTACCTTATTCCATCTGATAGTTGCTTTCTGATAGAGATTCTTTAATCTAGGAACGAATCTACTCTCTTTCTTGAATGTATATTTTGAATCGAAGTAACGTGTGTCCGTTCCTTTCGCCATCATATTCAAGATTTTCTTAGCTTGTCTTATCTTCATATACTACTTGTTTTTATAAATTTCACATGTCCCCTCATAAATAGTGTTATTACTATAAATGTCATTATATTGCGAAATGGAAACCAATTCGTTTGCCTTCATTCCCTTAAGAATTTCATCGTACACACTTTCTATTGCTCTTCTCTTCAATTGCTCCATGCCAGATTTGTCACGGCAATAGTATTGCATTTCAAAATTCGACATTGTAACTCTTGAACGAAGCTTAACGACTTGTGGCTTTATGTATCTAACTTCTATCTTTGGCTTGATGCCTAGTTTGTCAGCTAGCCATTGTTTCCATTTCGGCTTTACATCTTCTCCATCCAAGCAAACAAGAAAGATGTAAATTAGACTAACACTTATATATAAAATTCCCATACGCTACTTCTTTTTATCGAATTTATTGCCAATAACCTTAAATCTATTTAATGAATCTTTCTCACTCAGAAGGTATGTTAGTGCAACGCAAAAGTCGCGACAATTCTTAGCGAGCAAACAAAATGCGCCATATTTAAACACTACTATTCCGTCAGGACTATCATTGGTAACATTTGAAAGCATGTCACCTTCCCAAACCTCATTACCTTTGCAATCTGTCAGCCCTGTGGACATACAGACTGTAGAAGGGTCAACCTGATGTGCATCATTTCTATTAAGCATTGATTCACTCTGCCTATCCTCGATGATGTAAGTGTTACCACATTCAACATAGAAGTAACCTTCTACCCAAGTGTTATTGTCAAGACGTTTAGCCTTGAACTTGATGTCTTCTAATTTCATAAGCTATAATCATTTAATCCCCTTACATTGTTTAACAACCGTCTCATTGAAAGACAAATTATAAGCATGAGTATCTGTAATACCTTCGGCCTCTTTATATTTGTCAAGAATAGAATCCCTTATTCCGTCAATATTAGGCTTATCTAAAAGTTTGAACATGATGACATTAGTCCAATCGTCAATTCTCCTGTTTGGATTATCAATCTCGTCTTTATACCAACCAGATTTTCGCCCACTATCTTTATGTGGAACACGATATTCTGCTACCATTGGTATTGCGATAAATCCATCATTCTCCATAGTAAGAACCATTACCCAATCAAGCTCAATTCCAAGTTTTTTCATCTTGAAATACTCTTTAATGGGCAACCATCCTTCTAACTTCATTCGCTCAATAAATAAGTTAGCTACTCCTGCTCCTATAATTTTTTCGTGCATACTTCTCATTTTTATTTAACTTTATGAGCAGTACTATTAGTATGCTCTATATGTTCATTACTACAACAATATGGATAGAAATACTTATCCGCTCCTTTCATAAGTGCTTCTATAATATCATCGTCACTATCTTTGCACTTAGAATCAATAGTAACTCTAATACTTACTTCAAATTCTCTTACCATAATTATTCTTTTTAAGTTTCTTGCATTGCTGTATAGCTAAAGCTATTCTCATTCTTCCTTGCCAAGAAATGGCACTAGAAGAAAGGTATCTCTCCAATATTGGTGATATTGGATTAAGAAGCTCTGCGTATACTAAGCTAAATCCTGATATAAAAATATCTACATCCTGAGCATCAACATTATCATTGTGGGCATTTATTAACTCTACGGCTTCTTTATACTTCATATCATTCAAAAGCTTTGCTAGTACAAATTTAACATCCCATTCCATATCAATCTTCTTTAAGTTCTACTGGCTCATCGTTCCAAGTAAGTTCTCTTCCGATGAGCTTCTTGATGCTGCCTTTAGGAAGGTAACAGCAACCGGTATTTGCGTACCTCTGCCCATATAAATATACGACAGAGCAAATCCATAATGTATTACTTTCATTTCTGCAAGGTTTTTCTGCAAAAATATGTTCACAGCCACCTTTATCTACTGCTAACCATGACATAACTAATACTATATTTTTTTAATTAATAAATTACTTTTCTTATCAAATGGTTTATAACCACTACGGAGATACCAATCTAGAACAAATCTATCAGATTCATCTTTATCAAATTCCAATCCGATTTTCTTCACCCCATTTAACTTAGCCTGTTGTTCTGCGAGTTGTAACAGGCGTTGTGCAACACCATTTCTTCTATAAACAACATCAACCCAAAGAGCGTATATTAGAGCATCAGCCTTGCCGAAAATATCACTAACATATAATGGAATAGATATTTGAACAGAGCCATGATTTTCTTCATCAGTTATTAAAATTCTGATTTCATCCTTCCATGTCTGTTTTTGTATCATACTCACTCCTCCAACTCTTTAAGTGCATCCTGCAAATTGACAATCGCTTTTTCAAGTTCTTTCTGTCTGCCTTCTATTACCTCTGTCTTTTCATCAAAGATAGCAGAACATGCATATACAGAAGCAACTTGCATTTTAGCATACTGTATTTTCTCGATAGCTTTTTCTTTGTTCATTTCTTATCCTCCTTTGCCTTTTTAAGATAAAATTCTCCCCAATCTTCAAAAGTCCAATCTCTTGTGTTATGAGTAAGATTGAAAACTTCCGTATCTTTCTCTAACTGGAGTAATAGCCAAGCATAATCTTCATATCGCTTTCTTAGCAATCTCTTGCGACACAATCTTACATGCTTGTATAACTTATAATCAGCGGTTGCAGCATCAAAGATTATTTTACCTACTATTGCTAACAGATAAGCAGATATAACCCCTAATGCAATCCAACCTAATATTGTTATTACTAAGTCCATATTCTTTTCTTTTTGCCCTCCCTAATAATTGATAATCTTCTGTGTTTTGCGAACCTTGGCGAAAAACTCACTGACTTCTTGTGAAGTTGCTTCTCTCCAGCAGCTTTTCTTCATCCAATTACCTATACCATTGGATTTCTGAATCATTCCATCGGAATCCTCACCAATTATCACGCCATATCCATCAGCGTTAATAAAGCCATCATGGATAAACACTTTACCATCACCATCAACTAAGATAGTACCTGCTTTATATTCACTTAATCTCATATTCTATTCTTTTTACCCTCTCCCTTTTATAGGGGAGGGTGGTTAAACTAAAAATATCTATCAACTTTATTCCAATCTTCTTCGAACGCCTCACACTTTCCTTTGCAAGGTTTTCCATCACAAAAACATGTTTGATTATAATCATCGTAATGAAAACAAATTTTATACGCAAACATATCTTTTTTATTGATTTCTTTATGTGCTTTAACATACTGTAGAACAGCCATTAAATCATCATAATCTTTGATTTCTTTACGCTTTACTTGACTGATAAGTTCTTTTAAAACATTCATACTATACTAAACTAATTAATTATATTATCACTTACACTCTCCCTGTTACAGGAGATGGTGGTTAGTTAATTATTTCGTAAATTCTATCATATATTGTGCAAGCACAGAGCCTACATAGCATAAGGTCATAAGTATTGCTGCCACTATCGCAATTACAATACTTACTGTTCTCAACTTTGGCGCTTCTGACCAAAATATTGCACTAACTATCAGAAAGATAGTTCCTAAAATCGTTAACAATACTACCATATTACTTATATTTATATCCCATAAGGGATAGTTATTTACTCTGGTGTCTTCGTTGTATATTTATCAGATGAAATGTGCAGAAACACATAATCGCCATCACTGGTAGTCTCGTTAATATCACAAGAAACACCTTCTGCTTTGTCAAATACAAGCATTTCACAATCTTTGCCTACGAAGCTAATGTAAGATTGCAAATGCCCTATCAACTCACTTGCTTTCATATTACTATCTGTTAATATCCTTTCTTCAATCTTATACAATAATCAATAGCTTTGATTGCTAACCAAATAGCATGCTTCTGCTTATCGTCAATAAGATTTTTTCTAATCTCAAATAGCGTCTTCTTTGCTTCTGTTGCATTCATATTTCTATTTATTTATGTCTGAAGGCGTTAACCACCTAACATATCGCTAATGTTTAAATACTTCTCTCCTACACCTAAGTTTCTTACATCACAGAAATCTACTTCTGAAATTGTGCTATCATCATCATATATCTTTGTGACGTGTAATTTGACTATATGACAACAATCATCATCACTTACCTCAAAAGCAATAGGCAAGTCTCCGTGTTTTGCCTTTATTTTCTCTAAACTTTTAACCAAATCACTTATTTTCATACTAATATCTTTTATGCCCGAAGGCGTTAATAAGTATAGCTTAAAATACGTTGTATTTGACGCAACAATTTTAAGCCTTCTTGTCTATCTCTTTGCATCCACTCATTACCTTGCCCCTGTTTGACAAACAAAGCTTTGCGAATGGCTTTATACGCATCACGTAAATCAACTAATTGTCCTTGCATATTCTATCTTTTATGCCCAGATGCGTTAAACATTTAACAATACTCTTTTGAGCTTTATTCGCAAATTCTCTTTCATCTCTTTAGCTTCACTCCACGGTGTATATGTTGTAGTATAAAAATTATAACTACGTTCATCTACACAATGTAAGCCTGTTATGAGTAATTCCAACTCTTCGTTGGATAGTACAACATTTTTGTCCATGCTGCTATTATTTATGCCCGAAAGCGGTTAGAAATTAACTATATAAAGTTGTTCATAAACAGTAGATTTCACAACAATAGGTTCAGAACCTAAGTCGTTATCATCTATCTTGATGGCAATTTCCATATCACCCTCTTCATCGTAAACATCTTGAAGCTGTTGAATAAATTCACTTATAAGCATACCTACACCTCCATTTCTTCTCCAATACCAAAAGCAAATAGGATATGCTGCAACTGATGAACATAATTGATATAACTTCCCATAATATCATCATTTATTGAAACAGACCAACTGATTCCGCCGTCTGTGCAAAGTTTAATTCTTGGAATACGACTATGCCTAAAGTATATTTGTCCCTTACTCCATCCATTCTTAAGAAGAATGGCAGATGTAAGGAGCATTGGCTTTATTTCATCAACACCAACAAAGCTGTACACCAATCCTTCTTTCGGGCAAGACAAGTCAAAGTGGCTTCCGTCTCTTGGCTCTTTGACTACCATGATTTTGTTGTCATACATAACAACATCACCAACTATATATTTCTGTGCCATACGCTTTAATCTTTGCTATTAATGAAATCCTCATACTCACCTATCGTGATTTCCTTTAAATCAGAGTTATGCTTCTCGGCTCTGATGCTGTCATCAAAGTAAACAAAAATACGGTCTTTGTGACGGAGTAACTGAGTAATAGAGAAACGGCTAGCTTGAGGGACTTCTATATTCAGTTCCTTCATTACCTTGATATGGTTAGTAACTGATTTATAGGAGAGAAGGACGGAGGCTATTGCCTTGCCTTGCTTGCATCGCTTATTAGGCGCAATAGCTATATAGTAACCGTCCTCCAATTTTACACCGTCTATCTTCTTCCACACCTTCTTATCTAGCGTATCGTAACGCTCAGAAGGTACCCAGATAGCGGTTATCTCGTACTCTCGCAGCAAGCTGCTGTTAGGCTGATAGCCCTGATATTTTTCAAATTCGAAACCTACGGCTTCTTCCACTCTTTTCATGTAGGCTTGATGCTCTTCAAATTCGGCATCGAGAATACCCTTAATATATTCATAAGCCTTTGTTCTTTTTTTTGCTTCGTACAACATACGCTTTACTTTTTATAGTTGCTATTCTCCTTATACCCACCACTTACAAGCCATTGACCAAATTGTTCAAGACTTTCTATGTTATTTATAAGACTCCATTTGTCACCTATATCATCAGTTGTATAAGCTATAAAAGTCTTATGTGTGAGCACATTCCAACAGATTTCCAATCTGTGTAAAATGGTTTTTCTAAAATTATATCTTGCTGCCATACGCTTTACTTTTTACGATGATTATACTTTTTGATAGCATCCTTCTTAGATGCTGCCATAATCTTAACACCCTTGATGGTAAACTCAAGCTGTGCCTTTGGCTGACACTTCTGTTTATCGGATGGAATGTTGCCTTTCGGTGTATCAAGTCTAGGACTTGGGCTTCCAAACGGATACTCACTAGCATAAGCAGTGATAGCAGTATACATCAAAGCCAAATTCATTAATTTTCTGCTCATACCTTTACTCCTTTATTTCTTTAAAGATTATATTTCTTCCATCAGAACGTTCAAAACCACCACATAATAAATGTGGGCACAAACAGTTATTTTCACGGAAATAACAACCATTACAACGTTTACTTTGACTTTGGGAAATTTGCACTACTTCAAGTACAATCTTATCGCCTAATTTATATTCTTTCATAATCAAAACGCAATTCTATAGTCCTTACCTTTTAAACTTGGTCTCTTGTCAAGAATGAACTTTTCTAACTCCTCAAGGTCAATCGGGAAGAGTGGACTGTACTCGTATTTGAGAGTACAGATGAATCTTCCGTCGAGCATAACATCAAAGATAAATGTTTTCATTACTCATCTCCTTTCTTTGGCAGTAAATCATCAATATAGCACCACTTTGTGATGTTGTTTCTCTTTACATAATCTTTCCAATAAACAAAACAGTAAAGATAATCAGCTTCGTACTTAATACATCCATCGTCTCCATCATACCATTCTGTAAGAATCCATTCTTCGTAGTTTGGAGCTTCTTTTGCAGAGTACCATTTAGTCATTGCCCACCTCCTTCCTTATCACAAAGCAATCTTCTTCAACTTTATTATGTAAGTAGTATAAAAGTTTTAACTTTGTGAGTTTTTCTAACTTTCTTACTACATATTTTATCGTATTAGGACTTATATAACCGTCAGTCCAACCTCTTTTCAAAAGCCATTTAGCACTCTCCTTGTAGAATAACTTCTTGCATTTTCGTTTATTCATTTTCAATCTCCTTCACATAAAGTTTCGTTAACCTCGTCATTGTATGTATGAGTAACCGGATTGTACTCGGAATGGGTTGCATATACCCTACCTTTCCGGTTAGTGAAATAGATAGCATTTCCTTGGTCATAAAACCTGTACACTGTTATACTATCTACAACAAACAATTTCTCGACCTTGAATTTGTCAACAGAATCCGAGATCTGGACTCTTGTACCCTTACCTTTGCAACCTACCAAAATGGCGGCAACGGCAATTATCATAAATACCTTTTTCATATCAACTTCTTTTCTTCTTGACGAATCCGTTATTCATCATAACCTAATATGCTAAAGAACTCATCCATTTTTGGATTTAGATTATTTGCCATTAACATATATGCCGGAACGGAACGACCGATGTTGCACTCTAACTTCAATGCATGTATCATTACTGAAGCTTGTTGGCTTGAAATCTTAACCCTATCCAATCTGGAAAGTATTTCGCTCTGCGAATCTGCATTACGAAACACTTTCTTGATAAGACTTTCTATGTACTTACGCTGCTTGTCCGTCATTGCTCTTATTGTGCTCAAGAGACTCAACCAAAGCCTTCAGACCATTGAAAGTAGCATCCACCAACTCCTTGCTATCGGAAGCATCAAAATACCAATTTCCAATAATCTTGCTATTATTTTCGGCAAACATCGTAATACTCGTATGAGTATTTGAAGACGACATCTGGATAGACTCCTCTGTTCTACCCATGAGGCTGGCAATCTTTGCCAACACCTCTACATAAACATTATTCTTTTCCACTTTCTTCTTACAGTTTTTGTGGTGTGTCTCACCTTTTTAAAATTAGTAACCTTGTTTCTTAATTACAATGCAAAGATACAAAGAATATTTGAAATGTGCAAACTTTTTAATGTGTTTCTTTTATTCTTTAATATATCATAACATATAACACCGATAATTTACTGACGTTAACACAAAAATCCCCACCACTACATTATTATATATAGTGATGGGGTAAACATTTAAAACAAAATAGCATTATGGATTTCTACGATTACTATCAAACTAAATCGTCCACATAAGCCCATTTATAGATGGCGTTTGATTTCGTGAACCTATTCCACCATTCCTCGCCTAAGAAATTCAGATGCTTGAAACGCTTGCGAACCTTGGTCAGACCGACAATGCGTCTGTTATACTCAGGCACCTCTTCAACAGAATGCCAAGCACCTTCTTTTTGATATTTCATTCCCATTTCCAAGGCTTGCTTGACTATCTGTCTTGCACCTTGATTAAAGTCTATCTTATCAATCAACAATTCTAAGTCCATAATCAAATAACTTTTATGTTAACTTTGTCTTCAAAAAACGCTTCTAGCACTTCCTTGGCTTTTGCATCCGCTTCATCCAAGTCTTTGCATTTGACTACTTGAACACCATAACCTATAGGGTTACGCAATTCATAACTACCTTCAGCCTTAACCAACCGGAGAAAAATATCTCCACCTTTGAAGCGGTACGAATGTCCTTCAGTTGCCTCGTTCCATTGTCTAACTATGTTCCTCACCGCCATAATATTTTTACACTTTTACCAATGTAGCACTAGCACCCTCAATGTAGGCTGCGATAATGACATTTCTATACAGCTCACTATTTTCCTTATCAATTCCTACCAAACCTTCTGCTGATTTCAAAGCATCAATTGTAAATTTATAAGCCTCCTCTACTATCCAGCTAGGAACTCCATTTGAAATCAGATTCTCACAATACTCATTCATGATTTTACCTTTTAAAATTAGTGGATGACAAGGGATTTAAACCCTTGTTGGTGTCAATACCTCCCCAGTGACCTGGTACACGGAATGTTTAATCAGAAAATCCGCTCCAAGTTTGCGAGGGGCGCATTGCTTTCAGTTGCCAATGCCACTCATCCGTTTGTCAGCGACAGATGCGAATTTGAAGACTGTGCACCATTCCCAACCTTGCCCAAGGGTTTCTGTCGCTGACTTATGGGCTTGTGCCAATGACTGTCGGCAAATTTTAAGTGTTCACATCTTACGATGCGGTATTAACTATCTCCCTGCCCAGGGGAACAACCATTAGCGATAGGCTATTTGTAGTTATGAAACTTCAAAATAAAGCCGTGTGACTCCTAAGTTTACAATCCCGCCCCCACGCAAGGCATCACACGGCTTTGACACGTGGGTATTTGGTCGATTATGGAAATCCTACCTCGTCTTTCTTATATCATTCCGCTGCCATCCTGCCGCCCAGTCTACCGGAGCTGCATTACAGCAGTGAAAAGATGTATTCACATTATACAAAGCTGCTCTGAACTCATCCAATTCTTCTGCCGTGAACGGACAATCCTTGTGTACTCGCCTATTCATAATTTCACTACATTATAACCAAGCCGACTTGCAAGATCAAGGAACACGTTAAAGTCTTCTTGTGCAAGTTCTGTTCCTGACACCACTCCATTCTCCATAGTGAAGTAACGCTTTGTATTGTAAAGCGTATCCTCCAAGCAATAAGTTCCTTTCATTTCTTCATTCTAATCAATAGTAAACAACCTTTCAATAGGTCTCTTTGTAATATTCGGGTTAAGGGAATTGGTTACTTCCTTTTCCCAAACACATCTGAACTCTTGGGGCATCTGGTATTCGCTGATAAATACCTTATGACCTCTTCTAGCCATTTCCATGCACCATATATAGAATCTTTCGTAATCGAAATTCTTTGATACATCATACTTTTTCGTAGCTTTGTAAGGCAAATCGCAATACACTATACTCCTATCCGGTATCACAAGTTCATCATAACTGCCGCTATAGAACTCAACACCTTTGAGAAGAGACACATCACGCATTGTGTTTTCTATCTGCTCCCTTATGTAATCTCTTGCCTTTCCGTTCTTGCCGACAACATTATGTCCGCTATAGCCACCATCAAAGAAGCGACCATTAAAGCTCGCCATAAAGCCAATTAGTCCGACACCTGCTTCTGTGAAGAAATTATTCTTTCCGTGATAGCAGTCTCTTGCAAAGTTATACAACGTCTTACTAATATGGTTGAAGACAAACCCATCATTCTGAAGATACTTCCACATTTCGATAAGATACCTATTCTTATCGTTGGCAATCCTGCGATACGTGTCCGGAACGTTCTCAATAACGCTACAACCACCACAGAAAGCATCAACAAACGTATCATGTTCTTTATCAAGCATAATCGGCAATATTTCATGTACGATTCTTGCTTTGCTACCCATATACTTCATTGCAATAGTTTCTTTATCATTTTAACACCTCGCTTACCAAACTTTCGCTCGACAACAGCATTATAGCTCACTCCATCAATGGAACACTCATCCGGATAGCACTCTTCAAGCCAATCTGTGAACTTCAGCAGATTGAAGACTAACTCTCTTCTCGCTAAAAGAAACCTCATATCAATGAATTTTCCAAAGCTTATTCCAAAGATTTTCTGAAACTCATTACCTATCGGCAAGAACTCACTTGGTTCTATTTTCATCAGCTTGCTTTCTTAGATGTCACACTATCCAGAGGATAGTCACTCTTCATAAAGTCACTAATTCCTATGTAAGTTCGCTGCAAATCCTTCTCATCGTCTTTCAAGTCTTCCGTTGCATTGATAGCTGCCTCGTTCAATGTCTGTTCGTTAAAGACACCTTTTCTCACCTTATCGAAATAAGAAAGAATTTCTTTAGTCATCAAATGGTCAGCCAATCTCTTGAAATCCTTATCCATCACTAATGCCATGAAATCATAAGAGTTTTCAAAGGCCAAGATAGGAGCAAAGTCCTTGAACGCTTGCATTAAGTTAACATGCAAATCTTCATACAGCTTACGGATGATATTCTCATAAGTTCCCAAGCAGAGGTTGGTCAGATTGTACAAGATGATTGCATTCGCATAAACTCCCGATTTTTCACCAATCCCTAAGTTCTGTAATCTTAAAGCAAGCTTATCTCGCAACTTATACAAGTCTCCACTAATCTTGTCATAGAACGTCATTGCGAATTCTTCATTAAAATCTGCATTAGGAACATAAGCGTCATAATACTTAACCACCTTTCGAAGGTTCTTCTTGCAGTCCACCCACTTCTTCTTAACTTCAAACCTAACGCATTTCTTCTTCAGAATACTTTTTTCGATTTTCTGCATAAAGCACTCTGCTAAGACCATTTCGACATACACATACTGCTGAAGATAAGCCCTAGTAACGACCATAACCTTATTCACTTCGGTTTCGGTCATTCCATGCGGCACACTGATAATTATCTTCTTGCCACCAACGTTCAACAAGACTCTTCTAAAACAATTAACACTAGGCATGATGTTTTCTATTAGAATATTCAACAACCTTGTTATAGCACTCTGTCCTTACCAAATCCTCGACCCGATTCAATGTGCAAGCCTCATGAGTATCATTCATGTTGACTTGTGGGCAGCAAATCTGATAAAAAAACTTTGTTCTGATGGTAAAACCAAAGAATTTGATTTGCTCCTTGAATACCCGACCGGACACCACCTTATCAAGTTTTTTCTTGCCTTCGAAGAGATTCAAACTCTCCTCTCTACGATATACAATATCGGTATTAACCGAAAAAATCTTTCCGATCATAACTATTCCTCCAAATTTCTAAGCGTTTCAAGACTCTCATCATTATCAACATCATAGCCGATATGATATTCGTTGCCTATTCTAGCACCAACATATACCTCTTCTGCATCCAAGATATATCGGAACATCTGCTCACGAACCTTTATCTGCTCATTATTCAATCCAAGAACATCAAAGCACTCGTCCTGTAATAACCTATATGGTTTCTCTCCTATATAGGAAACATAAGCCAGCTTTCCATCCTGACGCAATGGCTTCCACTTCTCCCACCAATGGTTGCGATACTCCAAGATACCTATTTCTACTCCATTGGCACAAACATGTTTAACTATTCGTATTTTCATTATCAACCTTTTTTAAAACAACTTTAACTGTCTTTCCTTGGCACTTGAATACACGAGACTTAATCTTGTATGTAAGATTGTTAATCACGACTTTATCCCCTACACAAGGCATAAAATGGAAATCGTAATTTTTCCAAATGATACTGCCTTCGTACTCGAATTCAACCATTTTTCTGCTCTCCTAATGTTTCCCTATATTTATCTAGCATTACTGAATTAATCTCAGACCAAAAAGTTACAATTACGCCTTTTGAATCAACATTATGTTTCTGTGCTATAAAATTTCCAGCACTGACGAAATCAAAATAGCCTTCAATCGTCTCTTGTGTACCAGTACATGTTCGTGTTATGCCTTTCTTGACATACTTAGCCACAAAATAATAGCATTTCTTCATCGCAATAACTCCCTAATAAATTCGTTACGCATCGGCTCAACGATGCTTGTGTACAAACTCTGCTTATCTTCCGGAATATCATCCGGTGTAATAGAGAACATCAACAAATATGACATCGGAATCTCCAATACCTTGCATATTGCATCAATCTTACTCTTACGTGGAAACGTTCTTCCGGTCTCCATAAACAACATATTTGTCTCGCTACAACCGATAGCCTTACCAAGTTGTCGTTGGGTCAAGCCCTTGCTTACCCTCATTGTCTTAATCGCCTTTCCTAAATCCATTAAAACCTCCTATTTTAATTTTTCAAATCTATTCTTAATTGCAATCATGGCATCCTTGACACCATCCTTATATCCAACAGAATACAAGGAACAATCCTCTTCGCTCGGTTTTCCGGTTTTTGATTTCAAAAACTCTTCTATCTCACGGAAACCATACTCCAAGAATCTGAGAAACATAGCGTTCTTCGTGATAGCTGGTCGTAGAACATCTTTAACCCAATCCCAGCCATCACCATAACCTAACGTGAAATTTGATTTTCCACAATATCTCACTTTCGGCTCATCCAACCATTGTTTTATTATTTCCTTTTTTGTCATCATTCCCAGTTTTTATGGTGTGTCTCACCTTTTTAAATTAATAACCTTTATTTCTTAATTACAATGCAAAGATACAAAGAATATTTGTAACATGCAAGCATTTTAATGTGTTTCTTTATTTTATTAATGTATTTTAATTATTTGATATGATTTCTACCATTTATTTTAAAGTTTTTACATTTTTCTCTTTCTCAAACACTCTTGCTACTATCACCTGTATCCTTAAATTCGTCTTACCATGTTCTTTAACGTGTGCCACACGCTTTGTAGTTTTTGCACCTTGCAGCAATTTCTGTCAGTCTCTTCCCTTGTACTTTCGTAGTGCTACCTTTCTTGCATTTCAAAACATTTCCTATACTTGTATTTTGTATTTCCAAGAAATGGACGCAACAAAAACAACTTCTAAAATTCTTATCCATTTGACATTTCCTTTTTAAGTTTCTTTCTTTGAGCCAAGAACATAACAATCTCCTCGAAATCATCGCAATTCAAGAGCATTTGTCCGACCTGCCATTCCATGGCTTTCTGCTTGGCATCCTCCATGCCCTTTGCTAAGAATGTGATTTTCTTGTCTTGGCTTCGATTCTCTACAGTAACTTCAAGTGTACCATATTCAAGTTCGGTAGTCTTCATACTGAGACCTTCATCAAATATCCTCAACAAATGATTAAAAAGATTACTTCTTTCCATTTTTCAACCTTTCGTTTTCTTGTTTTAATAAATCCTCAAACTCCTTACGCTTTGCTCGCATATTCTCGAACCATTTACTTGGTGTTATAGGACACCCCATAAGCCAATGGTCGAAGTTTGGAACAGGCAAATTGAACCCACTAGCTTCAATAGTATAATCGTACCACTTCAACAACTCTTCTTCGGGAGCTTCCTTTTCAATATCTGTTACAATAGTAGCCATATCGAAAGTCAAATCACCACAATTAGCTATTCCTCCAACTTGGTCACCTATCCAAAATGTCTCCGGATTATCTAATCCGTAAAATTCATGCTTCTCACAGAATGCTTTCAAGTAAGCATTGCAAGCATTCTCGTAATCATTCTTTAATTTCTCCTTATCCATATCACATATCCTTAAAAAGTTTTTTAATCTTGCTCTTCTCAACCTTTGGATGGGAGCACATCACAACTTGCGTACTTGGGTCATGTCTTACCTGCCATTCGCAAGTATTACACCCCAAATCACCAACTTTATTAATTGCATTGGTGTATCTGCCTTTCTCACCATAGGGGCAATCGGTAACAAAATCCTTTCGTCCCCAGATGTACTCATCTATCTTATAAAAAATAGCATTTGCTTTCTTCTTTTTCTCGTTATTATTTAAAAACATCATTTCATTAAAACATTTAAAATAAACATAGCTGGCCATCATCAGCGACCTTAACATTACTCTCAGAAAACCAAAGTTCCTCCAATATCCTCTCCATGCAAGCTACAACAATCGAATTTCCAGCAGCCTTTTGAAGACTTGACTTCGGCACTCCACTTTCAAGCATCTTGTCTATGTATTCTTCGTCAACGTCCATCAAACGGAAGAGTTCTCTCGGAGTCAAACGCCTAATGCACAACCTTGTCTCTCCAAGCACAACCAAGGAGTCCTTGCTCGCAGATGTAATGGTATTGGCTATATTCTTTCCAAGCTCGACCTTTGGACTATGCTTTTCGCCTTTTATCCACTTCCCTTCAGAACGAGTTCTTATAGCTGCACTCATAGGTTCTTTCCATTCATTCGATACAAATTTCTCTTTACATAGCAAGTCATCACTAAAAAAGTACTTCTCATCCACATTTTCCTCCAAGACATCAACCAAGTGTTTCTCTAGCTTTGTCTTTCTCGGAAAATGATAATCTATCTTATCACCATCGTTTCGTATAGAGAGCATGAAGACACGCTTTCTGTTCTGAGGAACACCGCAGTCGGCTGCATTTACCACCTTAGCATAGTTAACATATCCGTAGGATTCCAACTCCTTGCGCCACTTATTAAAGAACCCAATGAACTTTGTTTGAACCAAAGCCTCTACATTCTCCATCAAGAGGTATTTCGGTCTCTTGGTAATAATGGCGTTTCTTGTGAACCAAAGGATAGAGGAACGTGTATTGCTTCCCTCCTCTATTCCTTTCTGCTTTCCGGCTTGCGAAACAGACTGGCAAGGTGTTGAATATGTCAGCAAGTCAAAATCGGCTACCTTGCTCCAATCTATCTTGGTCATGTCACCAAAGTTCTTGCCGGATAGACTAGGAAAGCAAGCATTATGCAAAGCTATTGCATTTGGCTCTATCTCAGACCATCCGATGCACTCGTAATCGAAATCAGAATATTTCTTCTTCAACCGCTCTAAAGCCATCAGTTGAGAGTCATATCCGGCACAAAGTTCAAACGTCCGTATCTTCATTAAATATCATGGGTTTTACAAAAATCCTCTACAAAGCCATCACCCCAATCATCCTCATGCCATATCTTTGCAACTTCAAGCTGTCCCATTTCCTTTATAGCCAAAAGAACTTGCTTTATATCGTTTTCGTACTTAGGCAATGAATTCTCCATAATCGGGAATACATCCTTTATCTCTTCAAAAGACAACACAACGTCAAACGAACCACCTTCACTTGGCGTTACTTCAAACAACTCTTCAGAAAGATTCTTTGAGGATTTCAACCACTTCAAGAATTGCTTTCTACTACGATACTCACAATATAAATTGCTAAACTTTACGTATAGCTTATCAAAACTTAACTCTTTCATAATAAATCAAATTTATCTTTAATTATCTGTTTCAAACACCGTCTGCTTGCCTCGTCTCATAGCACGATACTTCTCAGGAGCCATTGGTAAGCCATTCTCTTTTAATGCTTTCTCATATGCACCAAAAGCCAAGCAATCCGCTTGCTCGTTCAAATCATCACCATTATGTCCCTTTACCCAAGTCAAAATAACAAGCTTATCCTTTGCACACTTACGATACAACTTGATTAAGTCTGTGTTCTTTATATCTGCGCCTATTTCCCAATCTGTATAGCGGAACATCTTTAATGCGTACTTGGAATCACTTCGAACCTCTATGACAGAACCTTTCGGGCAATAATTAACGGCTGATATTATTGCTAACATCTCCATTCTATTATTGGTAGTATGCAAGCAATGGTGTGTCTTGACCTTTTCAAGTTCACCTGTAGATGTATTCACAACAATATACGCAGAACCACCTGCCTTATGGGTGGAATAGTTATCGCAGCTGCCATCTGTATAGCAAATATAGTTTGGAAGAAGCCTTTTTCTTTCCACAACAGTTTCTTCTTTCTTAGGTTGAACCTTTCCATACTTTGCATTCTTGCCTGTTCGCAAAACGGAGTTGTAAGCACCTGCCAATGTTCGCCAATCATCACAATAGTTTCCATCTTTCTGTCTCCATTCGTTTTTCCATAACAAGTCCCACAAATCTTCGATAAAGCCCTTTTCTATCCAATTTTTCTTTATACAGAAACCCGAAAAGACTCGGGAAGATGGTATCTTCGCATACAAATCCTTTGCCATTTCGTCAATAGCATAATCTTTTTTGTTTGCGGTACACCAATTGGGAATAACAATTATCACCTCCCTCTTGCCAAGCAGACGTTTAAATCTAGATATATTGCCAAAGTAGCGATTAGACTCTTCCGCAAAGTCAGCATTCTTCACTAAATTCGCAAAAGTTTTGTTTGAAACACGAATCGTAAACAAGTCTATATCCTTACAAGTTTCCAATATTCTATTAACCAAGTCAAACATAGCCTCTATTTTGTCGGCTTGTTGCTCGTTGACCAGGAAGTTGTCACGAATGAATTTGTCACCATCATACAATCGACTATAAGCCAACACTCGATTTGCACCTTTCACACGATATGAACTCAGATAAACATCATAAGCTCTAACTTGATGTTCTGATTCCAAGTACTTTTCTTCTATCTTCTTCATAATCTCGTATATATAATAATAACACGTAATATATCAAGGAACACGTTAGCCTCTTAAAGACTCCTATACTTATTCCAACTAACTACTAATATGAAAATGTCCAAAATAGAACTTACCCACCATAGAAGTCATCAGGTAGATTTCCTATTGTGCCATTTTCCTTTATTTGCATTCGATGTCCCTTCAATTTATAACCATAGATTCTGTGCTTGATAGCAATAGAAGTCTCTCGGTCTCCAAAAGAGTAAGAGCAAGGTATAATTAAATAGTGCAGGTTACCTACGTTAAACGTAAAGTTCCTACGACCAAACCTTTGCAATGTTCGTTCCATCTCTCCCTCGTTTCTATCATCTGCCATGTGCATTTCCGCATACGTGGACTTAATCTTACCTTCGCAGATAAGATTCTTCTTGATTCGGCATATAGAGCCATGACCCATATTCACAACCTTTGCAAACGAGTTAGTAGTTAGTTGATGCCAAGCACAATCATTGTTGCCAACGTTAAAACAGTCTTGACGAGCACCACTAATAACCGATGTGTACAAAATATTGTTGACTATAGAATATAACTCCTTTAGCTTATAGTCCTTATTAATAGGAATACGACAAACGTAAGCCCCTTGAAAGCGACCGCCCTTTTTATTGGGCTTCTTTTCTTTATCACGGAACGTATTCACGATAAATCGCCCGTTACCAAGTTCTGTAAAGAGTCCATCCTCCTTGACATCCTTTAGCAATTTTCTTGCCTTTGGATAGCCTACACCGAGTTTTTTCTTTACATCCTTGATGGTTAAGTTAAATATTACAGAATTTCTGCGTTGCATCTTACACCAAATGGCAAAGCAAAGAGTCTCCTTGTGCGCTTTCACTTCTTGCGATGACGCACCATAGGTATACTTCTTTACCAAGTCCATACGTATGTGTAAATAATGCTTTCCCATAAATTCCTTATTTGTTTACCTTATCTGTGTTTCGCCTACTCCAACAATTATTGCCCATTGCTAACCTAGAGCAATCTAAGAATGTTTCGACTCAAAACAAGGATTCTAAAAAGAAATCCTTACCCTTCATTCGTCTGACACCGAAATCTAGGTAAGGATTATCGTGGTATGGCTTTCGCCACGGAAAATCTTATTGATTCTTGTAAGCGTGTCAGCACCAACAAAGCACGCTGCAAAGATACTAATTCATTTTCAGACTGCAAGGTCTTTAGTGTGTTATTTTACTCCGATTGCGCATTTTTAACACAAAATACAATTTTAATTACATATACGAAACTATAAATACATTAAACCGCTTGCAATTTTAACATTTAACACTCTAAGGCATTTTCAAGACAAAAAAAGAGAGCAACCACCATCACTGGCAGCTGCTCCATAAGTTGTTACCTTAAACCAATCTAAAACCTTAATAACTAAAAACCAACCTAATAAAATAACTTTTTCTTATATTTTACCGTGAGAAAGAAAATCATTGTAACCAGCATTAAGGAAACGACCCGAAAGGAAATCATACCGAATTTCCAATAGAACAAATCCCATCCCTCCAAGTCTTTCTCAATATATTCCTTTTTGGTCTGGGCGATACTCAATTCTCTGTTTAGGCTATCCCTCTGAGCCTTATATATACTCGCTCGCTCTGCTATCTCCTTATAATGAATAAGGCTATCACGAACCTTGGATAGTTCCTTGCTGTCCCTGTATCTAATCTCTATATGAGTAGAATCCTTACCTAGCACCTTACCACTCTCATCTACCCTTGTCTTGACATCATCCTTGATGTATGTGGAATCCTTAACCTGTTTTTCGGTCTGCTCCCAATGATAAGATAGCAAGCTGTCCCGAATAAGCTTGACCCTTTCGTTGATAATTGAGTCCCAATGGGCGTAAGTAGTAGTGTCTCGCACCACCTTTTCCACTTCTACATATCTTGTTGTCCGGCATCCGTACATCATCAGCATGATGAAGAAACCTACCAATATGGTAACGAGCCAACGCCACCAATCAAATCTAAGCTGCATATCAACCTCCTTTTTGAGTGCAAAGATAAACATTTATATTACTATATCCATACAAATTATAGACTTCGTTTTTGCAAAACAAGAAAAGTGAAAAATAAGTCTTTTCTGTTAATGAACCTTACGAGACTACTCTTTTCAGCAAAATATTATTAATTACAAAGAAAATCTTTGGTTTTTAGTTGCATTTTTCAATTATTGTTTGTATCTTTGCGATGTAATTAAGAAACAAGGTTAATAATCCGTTAAGCCCTACGCATCACGGTTAAGCGAATATATATGAATACAGAAAATGTGATAGAATTAATAAATCGTGCTCGAAAAAAGCTAGAAAGAATAGATGACGAGAATTGTTATTCGCTATCAATGGATATAGATAAGCTTTTGGATTTTGCACTAAAAGAATTGAAGGATGAGTAATACTTTATACGTTCCAAAGAACAAGAATATAGATAGAAGAACAAAAAATATTGTTCACCTATCTGATGGTTCTATAAAATATGATTTTAATAAGTATAATAGCTATATTGAAGCTATTTATGCTGATTATATTGATTGCCGAACGGACGAACAATTAAAAGAGTCTATTTCTCTTTGTTTTTCCGATAGCCTTGACCAAAAGGTTATGTTTAAGAAACTAAAATTACAATTTTTATCAGCCCTCGCCAACACGGATAAGGCATAAGATATGAAAAATATCTATGGAAAGACAGTATATCCCAAATACGAGATTGCTCTTAAACAGCACGTAAAAGGTAGCGTGGAAGACGATTACGAAAGTGTAGAGTTTGATGGAGCAGACAACTATAGAGAAGCTGTCAAAATGGCTAAGAAGTATTCGTTAGATATTGGCTCTGGAAACATGCGTTATAAAGAATCAGCATCATTAGATGCGGGTCTTGCGCAAGTAACCATAATCTGTTACTATTCTGACGATATATCAGATTATAATGAGGTGTGGCAAGAAGAATACATAAACGGAAAGAAAACAAAAAGATATTAAGCCCTCACTATCACGGTCAAAGCAACTTTATGGCTTATCTTAATAAAGAACAATACGAGTATCGCAGAAATAGTGCTGCCGAAAGATTACACTCTACTTGGGTGAGATTGACAAGAAATACGGCACGTCATTCTGTCCAACCGGAATGTTGAGGGTCTATTAAACACAAGCATTAAATACTAGATATGAATAGTAATAAAACATCTAAACGAGGCGGTGCAAGAAAAGGATCTGGACGAAAAGCACTAAATCATGTATATTTACACATTAGAATACCTAAAGATATAGCAGAAATTATAAAGCAGAAAGCTAAAGAAGAGAATATAACAATAGGTTCTTGGATTGTTAAGAATTTGAAAAATATATAAAAATAGGGTGTATCATAACACCCTATATAGATTACCAAGTGATTATCTTTCCGTTATTACATACGAGCTTTCCGTATTGTATATTTCCAACCCTGCGAAGCCATCCATGCAGGTTCACACTTTGCTTTGGGTCATTGTTCACAATCGCATTGAGAAAGGCAATTCGTGACACCTTCAGCTTATCGAACAACGCCCATTGACCTTGTTTGTATGAATTGATAGCAGCTAAGGTCATATTACCCATGATGCCATCAGCTTTTGTTCCTACGATAGTTTGAATCTTTTGTACGGCTCTGCTTACTCCACTATTATAAGCAAAGTCAACCAAGAGATTAGCCACAGACTGGTTGTTGATTTGGTCAGCCTTGCAAGCATCCCAATAATATTTCTTGAATATGTGATGCCATTGTTCATCAGTTATCTTCTTCAAGTCCGATGCAGTCTTACTAGCACCATAAACTTTACGGAACGTCTCTAGAGTCACGCCTTTCATCGTTGCGCCTCCCCTGTCACTCTTTTTGTTAGAATATCCACCCTCGAATGAGAGAATGAATGGTTTTAAAATACTTGAGTCTGCCATAGTCTATTTATCTTTTTCGCTTTGATGTTCGCCACGTTCCCCTATAGTCTTGGTAATGCCAGCCGTGACGAACAAACTAGCCACACTACCAACAAATGCACTTAACCCCATCAAATCGGTCTTGATCGTCCCATAAGTCACCACTTCCCACACTAAGATGAAGCATACAACTAAGAGCATCAAGAAACCTATCAAGGTCACGGACACTAAGAAGAATGCCTTGCTTGAATGTCCGCTATTAACTTGTATGAGTAATTTCAGATACTTTATCATAACTTAATCCTCCCTATCACGATATATCGCATCTTCTTCATTTTCAACCAACGATTCTAAGGATTCTCGCTTTCTTGGTGGGGTTCTAAGTTGACATCCATCCTTGATGCATCTGTTCCATTGTGCCTCATGCAAGGCAAGCTTCAAATCGTTCTTCTCGTCCCTAAGATTGCGTATCGTAATTCTGTATTGGTTGATTTCCTCATACAATTCATCTACTTTACTATTAAGATTAACGACCGACTCGTTGGAACGTTCATAGAGAGCCTTCCACTCATCGGCATATGATGAAATAGTCTTATTCTCTTCCTGTGATGCGAGTGCCGCCTCCTTTCGTTTTCTACTATTATAGTACAGCAACGTAGAGATAACTCCCGATGCGCAAAGAAGATTAATTCCCGTCTGTATTAATTGAATAGTTTCCGCTGTCATTTCTTTGTGTTTTTTGTTGCAAAGATAGCTATTTATATATAATAATGTGGAAATAGCCGAGTCAGAAAACTACACAATTAATTTTTGTGCAAATAATTAAATTTTTCCTTAAACTAAGTTATAACACATTAAAATATTTGCTCTGCCAATAAAATCTCATTATCTTTGCAAAAAACAGGTGAGACACACCACAAAAACTGAATAAAAATGAAAGTTATAGAACAAGACACAATAAACTTTATTAAGGCGCACATAAATGAACGACCAAGATACAAGTTGGCACAAAGAATGGGTGTCAGCGTGAAATTCTTGTATAAGATTCTACATGATTGCAATTGTAAAATCGAACATAAAAGACCTGTTCCGCAACCCAACAAGAAGCGTGACGAGCAAATCACAATGCTTTATCCTGACCATTCGGTCAGAGAGATTGCCGAGATTGTAGGGTGTCATCCATCTACAGTAGGAAAGGCGGCAAAAAGACTAAAGCTTACTCATTCAGAAGAAACTATCGAAAGACTTAAAAAGAATAGTTTGGCTAACTTAAAAAAAGCATATGATAAAGCAACTATTGGCAAAAGGGTGAAAAGCTGGCAAAGAACTATGCAGATGGAGAAATTCCGAGTTATATCTTGTATTCCGCAGCAGACGAAATTCAAATTTTCAGAAATGCCGATAAAATCATATCATGCCAAGTACCATCTTATAAATAAGTATGGGTATTTTGCGTTTGAAGGTGAACCATACATCTTAGGTTATGACCGGAATACTCGCAGAATGGATGAAGAATTCTACAAGAACAAATACGGATTTTCTTTTGAGGAGGACGAAGAATGCCAAGAAGACTAACACAAGAACAGATGGACTATATCAAAGTCCACATCAATGACTACCCACGAAAGGAAGTAGCCAAGGCTGCTGGTGTAACCTTACATACATTATACAAGTATATCACTATTTTAGGTGGTACGAAAATAGACAATAAATTGAATAATGAGACTATCCGCAAAATCTCCGACATGTACAAAACGATGACAGCGAGAGAAATCTCAGAAGTAACGAATATTCCTCAGTCTACAATATTAGGACAAGTCAGTAAGCTTGGCTTGAAACACGATGTAGAAACGATAAATAGGATTCGTAAAGAGCGTAACAAGTCTTTGAGAAGCTATTGGAATAAAGAAAAGTATGCTAGTAAAGGCAGAAAGCTGCATATGCAATATAAAATGGATGAACTTAGAGTATTGTCGGGTAAGCCTCAAGAAACGAGGTTAAGAATAAGAAAGCTCTCCCCAAAGGCTTTGAATGCAAAGATGTATTTGCGAAAGTCTTATAACTATTTCTACTCTAAGGGTGAGCCGTTTATTCTCTGCTATGACTCCGAGACAAAAAGACACCCTAAAGAGGAATACTATACTGAAAAATTTGGTTTCAAGTTTGTGTGTGCTTAATTTCCGTTTGCAGTTCCGTTTGCATTTATCGTTTTCTGCAAACAGAATTTGCAAACAAGCCTTTGTTTTTCATGCATTCGAAAGTATGATATTACCTCCTATCACTTTAACTTATTGATTATTAGCGATTAAAAGAAAGTTTGATAGAGTTATTAAACCTTTTGCTTATTATTCGTAACTTTGCAGCCGTAACGTTACATAGAGTTAGTTTAATAAAGGTTTAACACAAAAAGATTATTCTTATGGAGACATCAAAAACTTATGTTTTTAATCCAGAGGGTTCAGGTAACAATGGAGGAATGATGAGCTTGATAGCTCCTTTGCTCCAACAGAGAGGCGTTGACCCAAACGTTCTTCTTGCGATGAAGGGTAATAACGGATTCGGCAATGGCGATGGTTCTTGGTTCATTTGGCTGCTCTTTATCCTTTGCTTCTGTGGTTGGGGCGGTAATGGTTTCGGCTTTGGTGGTCGTGGCAATGGCGCAGGTCTTGCCAATGAAATCAACAATGACTATGGTCGTTCCTTGCTTATGGATGCTATCGGTGGCAATCGTAATGCACTCAGTAATCTCGCTACTCAGCTCAATTGTACTGAAGGACAGATTCAACAAGCAATCTCTGCCTTGACAACCCAAGTCCAGAACGTGGGCAACCAAGTAGGTATGAGCGGAATGCAAACCATCAACGCTCTTCAGCAAGGTAACATGCAGATTGCATCACAACTCGCTGACTGCTGCTGCCGTGTAAATAACAATATTACGGCTATGGACGGAAACGTCAAGTTGGCTATGTGTCAGCAGACTGGCACTTTGCAGAATGCCATCAACAATGTAGCCGTAAGTCAGGAACGAGGTTTTTCTAATGTTGCTTTCGAAACTAAAGGTCAGACATGCGACATTTTGAATGCTATTAAAGATAGTACTCAGACCGTAGTTAATGGCCAACGCCAAGCAGAACTCAGAGATATGCAGGACAAGATAGACCATCTTCGTGAAGAGAATGGAACTTATAAGTCTTCTGCCATGACTTCGCAGATTGTAGGTCAAGCTATGGCACCTGTCAACGCTATGTTGGCTGGCTTGCAAAAAGAGGTAGATGGTATCAAGTGTAAGCTTCCATCAACTGTTACAACCAGCTACAGTCCATTTACTGCTGTTCCAAATTGCGTTGCTTGGCAAACAGGCTTATATGGTCTGAATGGTGTCAACAATGCAAGCTTTTGGGGTTAATTAGGAAAGGAGGCTGCTATGTTATGGATGAGACCTTTTGCATGGGTTAATCGTAACGGCTCGGCAGCTATCGCATCTACAGGCGTGGTGGTGAACACCGAAAATGTCGTTTTCTCGTTCAGAAACCACGCCTTCGTGAATGCTAACTATAGGGGAACTATCTTTGTGAACCTATATCAAGCTATTCCGACTGGTACGACAAATACGCTGCCAATCCTTTTCGAGACCAATGGCGTAACCCAAGCTGTAACTAAGTTCAACGGCAATCCTTTGACGGTAGCCGACATTGCAGGAACTGGAGTTTATCAGTTTTGGTTCGAGCGAGATACTAACACCCTTCAGCTAATGACGGGTATTGTTTAACAATTAACATTACAAAGCTATGTTTCAAGGACTTCGACCTAACAGCATATTCTATGTGCTTGACAAGGGTGAAAACCCAAGTCTTAAAATCGGACAGGTTGTATCGGTCAGTAACCCACAACCTAAGTTCCCAACATATACTCCTGGGCAATTCAACCCACAACCAATGGAGACTACCGTTGATGTTGTCGTAAAATTGCCTAATGAACAAATGGAGTTCAAACAACTCCCATCCAATATGCAAATTGCAAATTCGGAAAACCTCGTGGTTTCTGAAAGCCGTGAAGCTATGGATGCGGAAGTTGAGGCTATGTATCGGCATTCTAAGGAGATTGTGGAAAGCGAGCCATACCACAAAAAGGTTATGGAAGAGTGCGCAAAGATGCGTGCCGTATTGAATCCACAAATAGCCAAAGACAGACAACAGGAAGAAGACATCAATAACCTCAAAAGCGAGGTTAGCGGAATGAAGGGAACTTTGACCGATATTAAGTCTATGTTGTCAGTGGCTTTGGAAAAAGTTAATACAAAAAAGTAAATCATTATGGGATACATGATAGAAATTACCGAAAACAAGGTAAATGAAATGTCAGAACTTGTAGAGAAGATGCTTAAGTATGGTGGTAAACTCATGCACTGCATTGATGAAATGGGGGATGACAAGTATGGACGAATGGGTCACAGAAACCCAATGCCGGATTACCGAGACAATTGGGATGACGATGATGACCGCTATGGTGAAAGACATGGTGGTCGCAGAGGTGGCGGTTATCGCTATTAGTATTACACTTTGAGGTGGGGAGAAATCTCCACCTCCTTTAAAAGCTTTTATTATGGGAAGATACAAAATACCACTTGACGCATACGATATGAAGCCTGAAGGGATGATTGCATACCTTCGCTACAATGGCTGGCACTTCAATAAAAAGATGTGCGATTGGGCTATTACCTTAATGCGCAAGACAAACGCAACGACTGGTAAGCTCGAAAAAGTTGAACCGACAGAAAAAGATACAGTCGAGGAACTTCTTAAAGTCAATAACGTAAAGTTGGAGAATGCCGACAATTACGATTTCGTCTATGTCGCAAACATGGCTAGAGCCGATTTCTTTAAGTCCTCTTTAAAGGACGAAGCTGCTTTGGCTCAATTCATTAAGGATATGGTGGATGACCCAGACCAAGCGGACGGATTTATTTTCAATAGATTTTATGCCGATTGCAACCATAATGGTATCGGCATTCCATGGGATGATGTATTATGATTAAACAAGAAATTTACTTGGAGAAATACGATTGGAATGTGATTGTATGTCATGTAGCTAATCAAGAAGATGTTGACGAAGCTATGGACTTACTAAGTTCCATTGATTGTAAGGGGCAACCATTATTGGATGCATACGACCACATTTCAACCGATTCTTCAAACAAAGGATTGACATACACAAATGTTTCAAAGAAAACAAGTGTTGTGCTCATTTGCAAATCTACTTCTGAAGGTGAGTATATAAATAGTCTCACACATGAAATGTTTCATGTAGTAGCACATATATGCAACCATCTGGGAATAGATATGCAAGGCGAAGAACCATGCTATCTTATGGGATGGCTCTGTCAGTCGATATTATAGAAGATTTCCTTATAAGTTTAACTTGGTGGGCAGACCTTGGATTTTTCCATCTGCCCTCCTATAAAATTACAAGAATATGAGTTGTTCGAAAATCAAAAATTACCTTTATGAACGTTTTAATGAGGATTTTAACGTTCTATCTGAGAATGAAAATCGAGTTATCATTACATTTGATGATAATGACTTGTCGGTACTCGTAAACAAGATGGAGAATAAATTATTCATTCTCGTTCCGCTAACTAATATGCATTCGTTTGAACATCATCCGGATTGGATCTTGGTAGATGGCGAACGCATCAATAGCAACCTATTTTGGAAGGAATGCGGCAACCAAGTGATAGAATATCAAGGTGATGCCCCTATAGCTATCAAGCAAGACACCATAGAGAGAATTGTTAATGATTTCATTAAAAACAGATAACGTTTTAAAATTTGCATTAATTTATTTGCAAAGCCATCTTTTTTGTCGTATCTTTGCATTGTAATAAAAATGGTGAGACACACCGAAACAACTGTGTTTTACAAACTTAATTTTCGTAGATAAAGATATTAATATATCAATATAGAAAAAAAGCAAAATTATGACAGAAAAAGGATATTTAATCAAGAAAAAAGTATTATTCATTGATTTAGACGACACGATTATTACAACTATATCAGGAAACACCTTTCCTACAGATGTAACAGATTTCAAAATCCGTAAAGAGGTTTTGGATAAGATTGTAGATGCATTCCCTACTCTTTACTATGTTGAAATAGTCTCAAACCAAGGAGGCATCCCTCAATTTGTTGACGAACAGGATTTTATCGGCAAGATTAAGGCTATTGAAAGCTTTATGCAAAAATATCTTCGCAATCATACCGGACGAAATATCTTCGTCAACTCTATGTATTGCCCATCGCATGCAGAGATAGAAATGAGAAAGCCAAATACAGGAATGCTTGAGTCGTATTCTTCTTGGAAGAAAAGTGAGCTGATAATGATAGGTGATGCTAGCGGAAAAGAAGGTGACTTCTCGGACTCCGACAAACAATGTGCGGAGAATTTCGGTATTGAGTACATAGATATAGAAGACTTTTTGAAAATGTAAAAATAAAAAAAAAGGAAGTCAGAGTGACTGTTGCAATTTTTGCAACAGTCACTCACGCAAACTGAAACAAAAAAGAGAGGCAATCACTTACCTCTCTTACTCAACTTGTAAGGAACACTTACATGTTCAACTATTATTTTCTCTTACTCTTAATGAAGTGCAGTATATCCCACTTCTTAAAATATCGGGT